TTCATCGAAAACGGCAATAGTATCATGAGTGGAAAGTATGTAACTGTTTCGTTTTGGCTCGCATGTGATCGACCAGGTTCAGAGGTAAACGTAAAGCTTCAGACTACTAGCGGAACAAACTTTAGTAGTTATACCCAAATTGCTAACAAATATATAAAAACTGAGCAACATTGGAAAAAATACGAAATAACGTTTCACTGCTTCAATGATTTAGGTAATAACGCCGCAAGACCTCACGGTCTTTTAGAGTTTGATGGATCTGATGCCCAGTGGCCAAACGGATCTACATTTGAAATCGCTCAAGTCCAAATCGAAATAGGCAGAGTAGCAACTCCTTTTGAGCATCGTTCATACGGAGAAGAGTTAGCGTTGTGTGAAAGGTATTATCAACAATTAGATATATCTGGTATGCAGATTACAAAGGCAACAACTGGGACATCGTATTCTAATGCAGACTTACAAACTTCACTTCCGTTTAGAACTGTCATGCGAGACAATCCATCGTTCGGAAATATTAGCGGTGGTATAACACTGACTGCAAACGCATATACATCTACGTATGCTTCTGCTGGCACTTACGAAATAAGTGGTTTTATTAAAAGTCCACACTTGCTTGGTTTTGGGTACCAAGCGTCTCTAAATGGATCAGTCTCCCTGCCGGCTAACGTCACAATGCTTTCACTTACTGACGATGGATATCTAGATTCAGAACTATAGCTAATCATGCATTATAAATAGTGTATAGCAATCTAACTATGGGAAATAGAAATGGCACAGCCTACTACACGTAAAGAATTCAAAGAGTGGTGCCTTCGAAAGTTAGGTAAGCCAGTTATTGAGATCAATGTCGATCAAGATCAAGTAGATGATCGTATTGACGAATCATTATCATATTACTGGGATTATCACTTCGATGGTACAGAAAGAACATTTCTGAAGCACCAGATCACAGATGCCGATAAGACAAACGGATACATTGATGTGCCTGAGAACATTATCGGTGCTATCAATGTCTTCAGTATTGGTTCGAACATCACTGCCGGTGGCGGTATGTTCAACGTACAATATCAATTCGTACTAAACAATTTACATGAGTTTGTCAACTATAATATGACAAATTTCTACATGTCGATGATGAACCTTCAGTTCATGGAGGAGATGCTCGTAGGCAAGACACCACTGCGCTACAACAGACATGTGAATAGACTCCACATAGATACTAAGTGGGATAAACTAGAAACAGGCAACTATCTTGTTATAGAAGCATATCGTATTGTCGATCCAACTGTATACGTAGACGTGTACAAAGATCGGTGGTTACAGAACTATGCTACGGCAAAGATCAAGATGCAATGGGGCTCAAATCTAACCAAGTTTGTTGGTATGTCTCTTCCTGGGAACGTACAGTTCAACGGTGAACAGATTTTGAATGATGCAAGAGAAGAAATATCCAGACTTGAAGAAGAGATGATGAGTTCATACTCGCTTCCAGTCATGGACATGATTGGATGACACTGTGGCAAAAAACTACTACTTTGAAAATTATAGCAATTCAATGGAACAAGAACTCATCGAGGATCTTGTCATTGAATCTATTCGTATCTTTGGTATAGACTGCTGGTATATACCTAGAACGATTAGTGCTAAAGATGACATCTTCAACGAAGATAGTCTAAGCATCTTCAGAGATGCATACATGCTAGAAATGTATGTGAAGAATGTTGATGGTTTCGAAGGAGAGGGCGACTTCCTATCTAAGTTTGGTCTACAGATAAGAGACAGTATGACACTGACTGTAGCAAACAGAGTGTTTGACTTTGAAGTTGGTGCTGGTACAGAGCAAGTAAGACCTAACGAAGGCGATCTAATTTACTTCCCACTGAATCGTAAGATGTTTCAAGTTATGCACGTTGAGCATGAAGCAATCTTTTATCAGATGGGTCAACTACAGACATACGACTTACGCTGTGAACTCTTTGAGTACAGTGGCGAAAGATTTGAAACCGGACAAGAGTTTATTGATGATCTATATGATAGCAGAGATTTGTTTGTACCGCAAGCAAATAATGTATTCAACGTATCAATTTCTAATAACGTATTCGCAATACGTGAAGAAGGCTCGCAAAGTAATCCAGTTGAACAACCAGTACTCGAAAACTTGTTTGTTGGTAGTACTTACATATTCGATCAATCAGACGGCACGAATAGTGGCGTAAGATTGGAAATCTACGACGGTCCAAGTACCACGCAAGACTCTATTGCTACGATTCAGAATCTAGTAGGCACACCTGGTGCTAATAACGCATACACATCATTCACACCAGAGACTCCTGGGACATATCACTACTTAGACATAAACGTGTCTGGCATTGGCGGAACGCTAGAAGTGTTACAATCTAAACTAGAAGCAGTAGAACCATTTGACGCTACCGCAGACAACGAATCTATAGAAACGTTTGCTGATAACATACTAGACTTCAGTGAAGATAATCCGTTTGGGGAGAATAACTTCTAATGTTTGGTAATCATTTCTATAACGAGACAACAAGACGATACGTAGCAGTATTTGGTACGCTGTTCAATGATATTCAAATTGAGCGCAGAAATGCCGAGGGTGTTGTACATAGTAAGATGAAGGTGCCTATCAACTATGCACCTATTCAAAAGATACTTGCTAGACTAGAGGGTGATCCTGATCTTTCAGCGCCTGCTATGACGCTACCACGCATGTCATTTGAAATCACTGGCATGAACTATGCACCAGAAAGAAAAGTCAATAGTACCCTTAGATATAGGGGTGGCAGTGCGGCAGAAGCTAACAGCCTGATCACCAGAACAGTTCCTGCTCCATATGACATAGAGTTTCAGTTGAACATTATGACAAAGTATAACGAAGACGCTACTCGTATACTTGAGCAAATCATACCTTTCTTCAAGCCTGACATAACACCGTCAGTAAAGTTGCTTGACGATCTAGACCTATATCTAGATATACCCATCATTCTCAATAGCACATCTATGGAAGATAGCTATGAGGCTGATTTCCTAACTCGCAGAGCATTGATATACACACTATCATTTACGATGCGAGGTTATTTCTTCGGACCTAATACCAATAAAAAGATGATCAAGTTTGCTAAGGCAAACGTAAGTCAACCACTAACTGCAACATCGCCTAGCGAATTCGTGTCTGTACAGCCTGGTTTGACAGCAAATGGAACGCCTACTACATCACTCTCTCAGACTGTGGATTACAGTAATATAAATATAGATGATAACTGGGATTATGTTGTGGTGGTAGACGATGCAGATGAATGATGAAATTGGTAACTCTCTTGGGCTAAATCCTATCAAGCCTGAACTAAAAGGGGAACTCGTAAAGAGTGCTCCTTCTACTGTTGTTGTCGGTAAAACAGCAGAAGATCAAGCAGATAGGGACTATCAATATGCAAGAGAGAACTTCTACAATGTTATCGAAAAGGGAACACATGCGCTAGAGGACATGCTAGATGTTGCAAAAGCATCAGAGCATCCACGTGCATATGAAGTGGTCTCTACGATTATGAAGACACTTGTTGACGCTAACAAAGACTTAGTATCAATGAGCGATAAGAAAGCAGAAGCAGAGAAGCCCGAAGAAGATAAGTCAGGTATTGTGACTAACAACAATCTTTTCGTGGGATCAACTTCTGAGTTACAGCAGATGCTAAAGGATCTACGAAATAATGAATCTAGTGAATGAAAAAGGTTATAACGGCAACGTAAACCTCAAGCGTAAAGGTACACCTATAGAATTTAGTCCTGATATGATTCAGGAATACTTGAAATGTGCTGGAGACCCTACATACTTTTCTGAGAAATATATTCAAATTGTGCATGTAGATCATGGTCTGATACAGATCAAGTTATACGATTATCAACGTGAGATCATCGAAGCTATTACAAACAACAGACGTGTAACTGTGAATACGTCTCGGCAGGCTGGTAAAACAACTACCGCTGTCGCTGTTATTTTGCATTATGTACTATTCAACGATCATAAGACCGTGGCACTTCTTGCTAACAAGGGTGATGCCGCACGTGAAATCTTAGATCGAATCAAGATAGCATACGAAGCACTCCCTAAGTGGCTACAGCAAGGTGTCATAGAATGGAACAAAGGTTCTGTTGAGTTTGAGAACGGCTGTAAGATCATTGCGGGTGCTACATCGTCAAGTGCTATTCGTGGTAAATCTATATCATTCCTCTATATCGATGAGACAGCATTCGTAGAGAACTGGGACGAGTTTTTCGCTTCTGTGTTTCCTACAATCTCATCGGGTAAGACAACTAAAATTCTATTCACTTCTACACCGAATGGACTCAATCACTTCTATAAGACATGTGAGGGAGCCAAGGATGGCAGAAACGGATATATCTTTATCGAAGTGCCTTGGTATGAAGTACCAGAGCGTGATGAGAAATGGAAAGAAGAAACACTGCAAGCAATGGATCATGACTATCAAAAGTTTGCACAAGAATTCGAATGCCAATTCTTAGGCTCATCTGGCACACTTATCGAAGGTTCTAAACTGAAGACACTAGTGATAAAAGAACCAGTGGCTGAGAAGCAGAACTTGAGAATATTCGACTATCCAGACAAGTCAAAAACATACATAGTAGTAGTAGATGTATCAAGAGGTAAAGGATTAGATTATTCAGCATTTCAAGTGATAGATGTATCACAGATGCCGTACAAACAAGTAGCGGCATACAGAGACAACATGATCACTCCGATCGATTACGCAGAGATTCTACACTCTGTTATAAAGATGTACAATGAGGCGTACACATTGATCGAAGTAAATGACATTGGTGAACAAGTGTCAGAAATTCTGCACTATGACTATGAAGTAGAAACTCTACTATTTACGGAATCGGCAGGTCGTTCGGGTAAAAGAATATCTGCTGGATTTGGAAAAAATGTAGACAAGGGCATACGAACCACTAAATCAGTCAAGGCTGTTGGATGCAACATGCTAAAACTGATGACAGAACAAGACCAACTAATTATAAACGATTTTTTTACTATAAATGAACTATCAACATTCTCTAGAAAGGGTAACTCATATGAAGCAGAAAGTGGTGCCCATGACGATACAGTCATGTGTCTCGTTCTGTTTGCATGGCTGACTGATCAGACATTCTTTAGAGAGATAACAGATATCAATACAATGATGAAACTAAAGCAAAGAAACGAAGAAGATTTGATGGAAAGTCTACTTCCCATTGGCTTCAACTCTAATGATGACTTTGTGGAAGAGGTAGAGACTCCTGCTGGTTGGTTCAACTACTAAGAAGTGGTTTTTATAAATATAACGACAAAGATTTGAAATCTATAAATCATAATAGACAAGGAGAAATGAGATGGCTTTTCAAGTAAGTCCAGGAGTTAATGTTTCTGAGATCGATGCAACATCCGTCGTTCCGGCAACATCTACGACAGAAGGTGCTATTGCTGGCGTCTTTCGTTGGGGACCAGTAAATCAGCGCATTCTTGTTAGTTCAGAAGTAGAACTTGCAAAGCGTTTTGGTAAACCCCTAAACAGCAAAACTTCAGTAATCTCTGCCGCTGGTACCGCAGAGACTGCAACGTTTGATGCGCTAGTACTACCTACTTCAGGTGGGGATGCTACAGACACGTGGACACTTACAGTTGGTAGCGAAAGTTATGCTACAGCCGCAGGTGATTATACCACAAAAGGTGACTTAGCAACTGCAATTCAAAGTGCGTTGACAGCCGCTGGAGTATCACTATTTACTGTTGCAGAGAGTGGTGGCGAGATTGTCCTAACATGGGCAACTTCTGGTAACCAAGTAATCGGAACATATGGCATCGCTTATACAGGCGGTGGCTCAGGAAATACTGATGATGCAGACCCTACTATTGTAGAGGGTACTGCCGATACAGTAACAAACACACAATGGTCAAACGTAGAGACTTATTACTCTGCGGCTGACTTCTTAGCATACGGTAACGCACTATACGTTGTTCGTGTATCTGATGGTACAAAAGCAGTTAGTACAACAAATACTGATCTGAGAGCAAAATACCCAGGAGCTATGGGCAATACTATATCTGTCAAGATGGTAGATGCTACAGGATATGTGGCAAATGATCTAGGATTTGATTATGCGCCTGGCGCAAATAACTTCCACATTGAAGTATATGTTGGAGGGCAAGCAGTAGAAAGATACGAAGACGTTTCTTTAGTACAAGGCTCAACTGGTTCACAAGGTGGTAACAACTACATCGTAGATGTTCTTGAGAATCAATCAACTTGGATTGAAGCAACTGGCGTAACTAATATTGCGACAGATGTTACTGGAACTGCTTTCTCAAGCGGTACTGATGGTGCAGATGAGGGATCAATTGGAACTGGCATTCTTCAGACAGGCTATGACTTGTTTGAAAACGCTGAAGAAGTTGATATCTCCCTTATTCTACAAGGTAAAGCAAGAGGCGTAGTAGGAACTGGTTACACTACACTAGGTAATTACATTACTGATATCGCTACTGCAAGAAAAGATTGTGTTGCATTTGTATCACCAGCTAAAGAGTTGGTTGTAGGAATCACTAATACACAAACTATTTTAGATAACTTGACTGGCTCTGCCGCAACTTCTGTTGCAACAAGTGGAACTCGTTCAACTTATGCAGTTGTTGATACTGGTTATAAGTATCGCTACGACAAGCACAACGATGCATACGTCTACACTCCATTGAATGCGGATGTTGCGGGTCTTTGTGTGCGTACTGATAATGATCGTGACCCATGGTTCTCACCAGCAGGTCTATCAAGAGGCATTATCAAGAACATTGTAAAGCTTGCTTACAACCCATCTAAGGCTCATCGTGACACACTATACAAGAAGAACATCAACCCAGTGATTACACAATCTGGTCAAGGTACTCTTCTGTTCGGTGACAAGACCTTTGCTAACGCTACAAGTGCATTTGATAGAATCAATGTTCGTAGACTGTTTATCGTACTAGAGAAGACTATCTCTGTTGCGGCTAAGCAGATGCTATTTGAATTCAACGATGAGTTCACTAGAGCGCAGTTTAGAAACCTGATCGAACCGTTCTTGCGTGACGTACAGGGCCGTAGAGGTATATACGACTTCAAAGTTGTTGCAGACGATACTAACAACACAGCGGAAGTAATTGATTCAAACAGATTTGTTGGAGATATCTTCATCAAACCTGCTCGTTCAATCAACTTCATCCAACTGAACTTTGTTGCAGTTAGAACCGGTGTTGAGTTTGCAGAACTCGTTGGTCAGCAATAATAAATAAAAGAAAAGGAGTAAAAGCACATGGCTTTCAATATCAATGAAATCAAGAGCCAACTGACTTTTGGTGGTGCTAAAGCGTCTCTTTTCCAAGTGCAGATCACGAACCCTGTAAACGGAATAGCAGACCTAAAAGTACCATTCATGGTTCAAGCGGCAGCAATCCCAGAGGCGACTCTGGGTATGATCGAAGTCCCGTACTTTGGTCGTAAAGTAAAAATCGCAGGTGACAGAACTTTTGCAGAGTGGACAGTAACAATCATCAATGATGAAGACTTTCTTGTTCGCAATGCAATGGAAAACTGGATGGCATCGATTAATTCACACCAAGGTAACGTCCGTCAGTTAGAGAATTCTAGCCCTAATCAATATAAAGCGCAGGGTCAGATCACACAATTCTCTAAAGCTGGTGTACCTCTAAGAGAGTACACTTTCAACGGATTGTTCCCAACTAGTGTTGCAGCCATTACGATGGATTGGAATACTACGGATGACATTGAGCGATTTGATGTGACCTTTCAATACGATTTCTGGGAAGTTAGCGGCGGCATTACAGGTGACGCTGGTACAACTGTCTAATTTTTTCAGACTAAGTAAGAGAGGGTGGCATTTTTGTCACCCTCTAATATAGAGGATATAATATGGAACTATTCGGATTTGAAATAAAGCGAAGAAAAGAAGAGAATAAAAACGTACAATCGTTTACTGAGCCAGCTAATGATGATGGCGCAGTCAATGTGTCAGCCGCTGGAGGCGCTGTCAGTAGTTTTATCGATCTCGAAGGTACTGCTAAGTCCGAAGCTGAGTTGGTGCAAAAGTATCGTGGTATGATTGCACAGCCAGAAGTTCAACAGGCTGTTGATGATATCGTAAATGAACTGGTAAACATATCATCATCTGAAAAGCCTATTGAGTGTGTTACAGATGATCTAGACCTACCAGATAACATCAAAAAGAGAATACGAGAAGAGTTTGATACAGTACTCAAACTTCTTGACTTTTCTAACCAAGGCTACGACACAGTACAAAAATGGTATGTCGATGGGCGTGTAAACTATCACGTGATGATAGATGATAGCGCACCTAAGAAGGGCATTCAAGAACTCAGGTTTGTTGATCCACGCAAGTTACGTAAAGTACGTGAATATGCAAAAGACAAAGCTGGTACAAATGGTAATAACGGCTTTACTAAGAGAGTAAAGAACGAATACTTTATATACAACGACAAGGGTTTTCACAAGAACTCTGGTCAGATTAGTCAAGGGTTTGATCTAAACAACTCTAATCAAACTGGGCTACGCATTGCTAAAGATAGCATTGTGAACTGTAACTCTGGTGTATTGAATGAGAATAATACGCTAGTGCTGTCACATCTACATAAAGCAATGAAGCCACTGAATCAGTTGCGTATGATGGAAGATGCTGTTGTTATCTATCGTATCTCACGTGCGCCTGAAAGAAGAATTTTTTATATTGATGTGGGTAACTTGCCGAAGATGAAAGCAGAGCAATACCTACGTGACATGATGACTAAGCATAAGAATCGTCTTACATATGACATGACTACTGGTGATGTTAGAGACGATAGACGCCACATGTCAATGACAGATGACTTCTGGTTACCTAGACGTGAAGGTGGCAGAGGGACAGAGATTACTACTCTACCAGGTGGACAAAACCTGGGTGAGATGGAAGATGTGCTATACTTTCAGAAGAGATTATATAAGGCATTGAACGTGCCTATCTCTCGTTTAGAAAGTGATACAGGATTTTCACTTGGTCGTGCTTCAGAAATTAGCCGTGATGAGATCAAGTTTGGTAAGTTTATTCGTAGACTGAGAGCCCGTTTCTCTATCTTATTCGATAAGATACTTGAGAAGCAACTCATTCTAAAAGGTGTTATTGCGCCAGAAGAGTGGGCATCTATTCAATCTGCGATTAGATATGATTATATGGTTGATAACCATTTTGAAGAATTGAAAGAGTCTGAGATGTTACAAAACAGACTACAAATTCTACGTGATATTGATGAGTATAAGGGTGAATACTTCTCTAAAAACTGGATTCGTAAGAAAGTTCTCTTTATGAATGAGGATGAAATCGAAGACATTGACAAGCAAATAGATGATGAGAAGCAGAATGAACCAGATGACGAAGGCGATTCTGATCAATTCTAAATTTTGATAAATACAGTATATAAGATAAAGGAGAAATATTATGAGTGAGAATGTAAAGGACATGATCAATCATGCATATAACAAAGACGCTTCTGGATTCGAAGCGGCTTTCAATCAAGTTATGGCTGACAAGATGGAAGTAAGCTTAGGTGCTAAGTTCGATTCGATGTACGGCTCTCCAGCAGAAGAGAGTGTAGAAGCGGATCTTGAACCTACGGAAGTAGAAGTAGAAGCTGAAGTCGAAGAGTCAGTAGAAGAAACAACTGAACAGGAACAGTAGGTGCTAAAATGAAATCGTTCAAAGAAATGATCGGCGAGACAGTAAATCCTCCAAAGGGTGAGGACGAAAAGAATTTCGTTGACAAACATATTGTAGATAAGAAAGATCACCCTGTTGCTAAGGACGACCAGTTCGTATCCAAAGCAAAAAAGGCAAAGCGTAAAGCAGATCATGAGGACGATGCGGCAGTTTACGAAGAAGCCAGACAGATCGAATGCGAAGACTGTGGCTGTATGTATGCTAAAGAAGAAGAGTGCCCTGAGTGTGCTAAAGAGCATAAAGAAGGCTACATGACTTCTTCTTACAAAAAGAAAAAGAAGCCTATGTCTGAAGAAGAGATGAGTGATGCACAGGCTAAGAAGAAAGAAGAAATCGTCAAGTCTATGAAGAAGAACATCAAAGGCTTCAAAGATCGTTACGGTGACAAAGCAGACGAAGTGATGCATGCCACTGCAACTAAAATGGCGATGAAAGAAGAAACAGAAGAGGAGATATCTGAGGCAGTCATTGATGATCTACGTAAGATCGTAAAGACAAAAGGCGCCAAAGATGTCAAGTTTAAAGATGGGCAGAAGCTAAAAGTTGACATGACTACTGCAAGCGCAATGGTACAAGTACACGATAAGCTGAACTCAGGCAATGCCAAGAAGTTTGCAGATGCTATCAACAAGAACGAAAATATGTTCATGAAGATGCTAGACTTTGCATTCAGCGGAGGTAAGAAAAGATAATGTCATTACTAATCAAAGAAATCGTTGAAGACGTTCAGTATATCTCAGAAGATGTACTAAACGAAGCTGGTGAAGCAACGGGTAAAAAGAACTACTTCATCGAAGGCGTCATCATGCAAGGTGACATCAAAAATAGAAACGGACGTGTATATCCAGCATCTACTCTAATGAAAGAGATGGCTAGATATAACAAAAACTACGTTGAAGCGAAACGTGCATATGGTGAACTGGGACATCCAGCTGGTCCAACAATCAATTTGGACCGTGTATCACATATGTTTACCGAACTCAAAGAGGACGGACCGAATGTTATCGGACGTGCTAAAGTGATGGATACACCAATGGGTAAGATCGTAAAGAATCTTATCGATGAAGGTGCTAACTTAGGTATTTCATCACGTGGTATGGGATCATTGAAAAAGAATGGTCAAGGAATCATGGAAGTGCAAGACGATTTTATGCTTGCTACTGCTGGTGATATCGTTGCAGATCCATCTGCTCCTGATGCTTTTGTAAAAGGCGTCATGGAAGGAGTAGAATGGGTTTACGATGTTGCTTCTTCATCTTGGACTGCGGCTCAGGCTTTTGATCAAATTGAAGAAGAAATAAAAGAAACCGCAAAATATTCTGTTGAAGAATTAGAAGCTAAAGCTTCGGTTATCTTTGAACGGTTTATAAATTCGCTGACGAAGAAATGAAATTTATAAATACACAAGACAATAATACTTGTTAAAGGAGAAGTCAAATGAGTGAACTAGAACAAAATCTAGACCTAGAACTTGACGAAGCTAAGGCGACTGGTGAAGATTCGGAATCTGCGGATGCCGTAACTCCAGCAGGAGGAGCAGTCAAGAAACGTAAGGGCGACTTGAAGAAGTCGGCTGACCCTAAGGCGGACAACGTTGAGGATTCTGTAAAGACTCCCCAAGGTACTAACGATGCCGGTTTGAAAGAAGCATTTCAAGGTCTTTTCGAAGGCCAAGACCTAAGCGAAGATTTCAAAACTAAGGTCGAAGCAGTATTTGAAGCGGCTGTACATGAGAATGTACTAGCAGAGAAAGCTTCACTAGAAGAGAAATTTGAAAACGATCTTCAGGAGCAGGTTGAATCTGCTGTAGAAGACCTAGTAGAAAAAGTTGATTCTTATCTAGACTACGTTATCGAAGGTTGGATGGAAGAAAACAGAGTATCGATTGAAAGCAACATCAAAGTTGAAGTTGCAGAGTCGCTACTAGGTGGAATCAAGTCTCTTGTATCAGAGCATAACATGGAAGTTGATCAAGAATCAGTTGATCATGTTGCTCAGGCAGAAGAGAAACTTGAAGAGTCAAAGACAAAGTACAACGAAGTTGTAGAAGAGTTGATGACCATCAGAGAGGAAAAGCAGAAGCTTGAAACTGAAGCTAAATTTAAAGAAGTGACTGAAGGTCTCACAGACACCCAAGTTGAGAAACTTGCTACTCTGTCCGAAGGTATCAGCTTTGAATCAGTTGAAGAATATGCTTCAAAAGTTGCCGCAATCAAAGACAGCTACTTTGCCGAAACAGTTGCTCCAGTAGAAGATGCTACTGAACTGTTAGAAGAAGCCGCTGAGGAAGAGGAAGCAACTAAAGTAGTAGTCGATCCACAGATCGCCGCCTACGCCGCAAGCCTTGGTCGTTTAGCAAGCTAAACAAATTTATAAATAACATTAGATAAATCTCAAAAAGGAGAATTTCAAATGAGAAACGAAGAACTAATGCAAAAATGGGGCCCAGTGCTTGAGCATGAAGCACTTCCTGGCATTCAAGACAAGCATCGTCAAGCTGTTACAGCCACTTTGCTTGAAAACACAGAGACTGCCTTGAAAGAGGGTCAGTCATATTCACCTAATACACTTCTTTCTGAAGCTGAATTAGGACCCGTCAACAACGTTGGCCAAATGGACAAGTATGATCCCGTACTAATTTCTTTAGTACGCCGTGCGATGCCTAATTTGGTAGCATACGATATTGCAGGCGTACAGCCTATGACTGGACCAACTGGTCTGATCTTTGCAATGCGTAGCAACTACGTAGATGGCGCAAACAACGAAGTTAAATCTGAAGCGTTCTATAACGAAGCAGACACAGACTTCTCTGGTACTGGTACTCACGCTAACGCATTGGGTGCAGGATCAGAAACATCAGGTACTGGTATGACTACTAATGCCGCTGAAGAACTAGGCACTACTGCTGGATCTTTCGCTGAGATGTCATTCCAAATCGACAAAGTTTCTGTTGAAGCTAAGTCACGTGCCTTGAAAGCAGAGTACACAACTGAACTCGCTCAGGATCTAAAAGCTATCCATGGTTTGGATGCTGAAACTGAGTTGGCTAACATGTTGTCTGCCGAGCTTCTAGCTGAGATCAACCGTGAAGTGATCCGTACTGTATACAGCAACGCTGTTGCAGGTTCTGCGGGTACTGCTTCTGCCGGTACTTTTGACTTAGATGTCGATGCTAACGGTCGTTGGTCAGTAGAGAAGTTCAAAGGTCTTATGTTCCAAATCGAAACAGAAGCTAACGCAATTGCGAAAGCTACTCGTAGAGGGAAAGGTAACATTATCCTTTGTTCATCAGATGTAGCATCTGCTCTACAAATGGCTGGTGTACTAGACTACGCTCCAGCGTTGAACTCTAACAACCTACAGCCTGACGATACTGGTAACACTTTCGTCGGTGTTCTGAATGGTCGTTTCCGTGTATATGTTGATCCATATGCAGGCGCAAACTACATGGTTGTTGGCTACAAAGGCTCAAGTGCATTTGATGCCGGTCTGTTCTATTGCCCATACGTTCCATTGCAAATGGTTCGTGCAGTTGGTGAGAACAGCTTCCAGTCAAAAATTGGTTTCAAGACTCGTTACGGAATGGTTGCAAACCCATTCGCACGTGGCGCAACTCAAACAAACCAAGGCGCACTGGCTGCTAACACTAACGTCTACTACAGACGTACAGCAGTAACCAACCTTCTATAATAAGAAGTCAGAGACTAGCGGGAAGCTAGTTGACTGAACAGATTAGGGAGCCTTCGGGCTCCCTTTTTTTGTGCGTATAAATAGTAACAGAGCCAAATTACTTCTATGAGGGTAATATGAAGTTACAAAATTTTCTAAATCCAGTTGAGTTTCGCTTTCAACTAAAGCGTATGCCCAACACACAGTTCTTTGTTCAGAACGTTACTATACCAGACATTTCATCTGGCGTAACTGAACAGATGACACCATTCAAGACTGTATATCGTCCAGGCGATAAAGTGCAGTTTGGTGATCTCACGATGCAAATCGCTATAGATGAAAATCTTGGTGCGTACTTAGATGCGTGGAACTGGCTGATCAGTCTAACAAAACCTGAGGGCTTTGAACAGTACGCAGATTTGATCGGCGATGGTGGCGACGGAGTATACTCTGATGCTACACTTACACTACTAACTAACGGTAAGAACCCTAACGTAGAGTTCACCTTTATCGATATGTTCCCGACCAGCGTTGGCGGTTTGCCACTTGATATAACTAATAGTGTGCCTACTGTACCAACAACAGATATTACTTTTAGATACTCATCGTACACCATCAAAGTTCTATCTTGACTTTTGGCTTCTAGCCAGTTATAATGTATAAGCATGTATTTTTTGACCGTGAGGAATTGAATGAATATAGAAGACATCTACACAATGTGGGCTGAAGATAGTGAAATCGATCAGACCAACGTATCTAACGAAAGCGCAAAGATACCTAAACTACACAACAAGTACTTCAAGCACTACGTAGACGAGGGTCTACGCTTGAAGAAACTCAAAGCAGACTATAAAGAGTTATGTAAACTCAAGGGTCAGTACTATCGTGGTGAACTAGATATCACTGAACTGAACTCTTTAGGCTGGGAAGTACAACCTCTCAAGATACTCAGACAAGACATTGCCGCATATGTCGAAGCAGATAAAGATGTTATACATCTATCGCTACGCATTGGCTTTGCTGAAGAGAAGGTATCATATCTTGAGTCTATCATAAAAATGATCAGTAACAGAGGCTTTCAGTTGAAGACTATTGTTGACTGGGAGAGATTTAGAACAGGCGCTATGTAATGGAACAATCAGATCCACTCATGGGCTTACTCGCATTATTTCTAGTGATTGGAGTACCTGCTCTAATCTTTTGGCGCTTGGGTTGGTTTGAACATCAGAAAGAGAAGACAGACTTTGGCTTTGATAAGCCTGAAAAGATGCGTAGTTGGGAAGGTCTGTTGTATGTAATTTGGAACTGGAAAGCATACACAGCAAAAGTTGTGTGGATAGTAGGTACAATACTTGTGTGGTATGAATCAGATTTGGGTAATGCACTCACTTGGTTCATAGCAGTAGGTATTTTGATTTTGATTGGCAGATTTTGGGAATTATTTAGATGACAGTGCAGATTGAAAAGGTCGATGAGATCAACATACGTATACACGCAGAACCATCGACTAAGATGGAGTTGAGTGAGTATTTTGAGTTCTACGTACCTGGTTATAAGTTCATGCCAGCATATCGCAATCGTATGTGGGATGGTAAGATCAGACTATTCAATAGTATGACTGGTATGGTATACGCAGGTCTTACAAGATATGTTGAGAAGTTTTGTTACGACAGAGGCTACACAGTAGAACATATCAATGATGTGTACGAGGCGCAAGAAGTAAACGATGACGCAGGCTATCAACTTGCTAAAGAGTTTGACAGTTCTTTTCCTCCAAGAGACTATCAGAACAACGCTATCGTTCGTGGTCTAAAGTACAATCGTGCATTGTTTCTTTCACCTACAGCGTCTGGTAAGTCTTATATCATCTATACACTAGCAAGATATCACGTAGAACAAGGACGTAAAGTTCTTATCATTGTGCCGACTACATCTCTTGTGTTACAGATGTCTACTGATTTTGTAGAGTATAACAAGAACAGAGAACTAGACATACACAAGATTACTGGTGGTGTCGATAAGAATGTAGAAGCAGACTATACAGTCACAACTTGGCAGTCTATCTACAAACAGCGTAAAGACTGGTTCGACAAGTTTGATGTAGTGATGGGTGACGAAGCACACTTATTCAAAGCAAAGTCTCTCACTAAGATACTAGAGAAAACTCCGAACGTCAAGTATAGATTTGGCTTCACTGGTACACTAGATGACTCACAGACTCATAAGCTGGTACTTGAAGGACTGTTCGGTAAAGTGTATAAAGTTACAGAGACTAAGAAACTGATCGAGGAGCAGACACTAGCCGACTTCAACATCAAAGCAATCATATTGGAATACCAGCAAGAAATAAGACAGATAAATAAGAATAAGTCATATCAAGAAGAAATTGATTGGATAGTAAAGAGTGAAGCACGTAATAAGTTTATTAGAAATTTGGCTTGGTCACTTGAGGGTAACACTCTCATACTGTTTCAGTTTGTTGAGAAGCATGGTAAGATATTGCATCCAATGTTACAGAATGAGAATAAAGCCGTACACTTTATCCACGGAGCAATTAGTGGGGAGGAACGTGAGGCAGTTAGACATTTGGTTGAGTCAGGGACTGACAATATTATTCTCGCTAGTTATGGTACCTTTAGTACTGGTGTCAATATCAAGCGTTTGGATAACATTATCTTTGCAAGCCCGAGTAAATCGAAAATCAGAAATCTCCAATCGATAGGTAGAGTTCTGAGAAAAGGCAACGGCAAAGATAAAGCAACTCTATACGACATAGTAGACAACTTACAGTGGAAGCAGAAAGAGAACTTCGCTGTGAAGCATTTCAAAGAACGTGTGAAAATTTATAGTGATGAAGAGTTTGAATTCAGAATCTACAACGTTGACATAAAGGGATAACAAATGACTGAATACGTAACGATAAAATTATCATCAGGTCAGGATATCATTGGCGTTGTCGAGGCTGGCAACGTTGAAACTGGCGAAAATGTTCTAGTAAATAACCCCATCCAAGTTGTAGTAGATCCGCATCAAGGATTGTACGCTAAGTCTTACTTGCTCTTCTCCGAAGAGACTTCGTGCGTCTTCGCTAAAAAAGATATCATACACATGTCTAAAGCCAGTACGAAAGCCACTCAATACTATGATGATTTTGTTGTGAGAATAACTACCGGATACCAGACTGAAGATGCTGACTACTCTATGTCAGATGATGACAATGATGACCTCGAAGATATGTTTACAACCATGCTTGAAGCTAAGTCATCTATAAAACATTAGTCTTATCTCAAAGGCGTTAAAGAGATTATACACATGGTCTCACCGTTTGTCAATACATAAATGAAAAAAACTTTTACTTGACAGGCAGTCGTGTTTGTGATATTATATAGACTATTGTATAACTTTATTATACGGAGAACTATAAATGAAAAAAAGAGCCTCTAAAAATTACGTAAACAACGCAGAGTTTCTGGAAGCGATTATCAACTACAAGAAGCTATGCGAAGAAGCAGAGGCTTCAGGTGATCCAAATCCTCAGATACCGAACTACATCGGTGAGTGTATCTATCAGATTTCGAACAGATTATCTACTAAGCCAAACTTCTCGGGCTACACCTACAGAGAAGAGATGGTAAGTGATGGCCTAGAGAACGCTATCCAAGCACTAGGCAACTTTGATCCAACAAAATCTAAGAACCCCTTTGCATATTTCACACAAATAATCTGGTATGCCTTTCTCAGACGTATTGACAAAGAGAAGAAACAAGTGTATATTAGACATAAGGTGACAGAAAACTCTATGCTCACAGGCACACTAGTAGACAAAGATGGTGATGCTGAGGGCGATGCTAACTATGTCGACCTGAACAATGACTACATGACTGACTTCGTTGCTAACTATGAGAAGCGCATGGAGTCTAAGAAGAAGCAGACTACCAAGGCACGAAAGGGTCTTGAGAAGTTTATCGATGAGGATAAAAAAGAGGAAAAAGAATGAAGATAGCGATACTCAACGACACACACTGGGGCGCTCGTAACGACAACGCCGCCATTGCAGAGCATATGCATATGTTCTATCGTGAGGTATTCTTCCCCTATCTACGTGAAAACGGTATCAAGACGATCTTTCACTTAGGAGATTTGACAGATAGACGTAAGTATATCAATTTTGTTACAGCGAAGAACTTAGAAGAAAACTTCATGAAGGTGTGTGCAGAAGAAGATATCCAGCTTTATATCGTTGCTGGTAATCATGACACATACTTCAAGAATACTAACTCAGTGAACAGCCTACGACAATTGTATGGCACGTCTAACTACGAGAACTTACATCTATACTGGGAAGAGCCAGTAGAACTCGACATGGACGGGTGTAAGGTTATGTTAGCACCATGGATGTGTGCAGATAACTACGATAAGAGCATGAAGGCTTTTGCTGATACTAAAGCGCAAGTACTCATGGGTCACTTTGAGATCGTAGGTTATGAGATGGATAAAGGTCATATATGTGAGACTGGACTAGATCGTAACATCTTCCAAAAGTTTGACTCAGTATACTCTGGTCACTTTCATCAGCCATCTAAGCTAGGTAACATCACTTATCTAGGCGCTCAATATGAGATGACTTGGTCTGATCACGAACAGAAACGTGGCTTTAGTGTATTCGATACTGAGACACGCACTATGGAGCATGTACGCAACCCGTACAGTCTATTCCATAAGATTATGTACAATGATGCTGACATGACTATAGAAGATGTTGCAAATTTAGACACTTCGCTCTTGACAAACACCTTCATAAAAGTTATAGTATCTAATAAGGAGAATCCATACATCTTCGATTTGTTCCTTGATAGGCTACAATCTGCTAACCCTGCCGACATCAAAGTTGTTGATGATCATCAGAACTTAGACCTTGTAGACGAATCAGAACTGATTGATGAGGCTCAGGACACGATGACCATATTGCGTCAGTATCTTGAGAATTTGGAAGTGAAAGGTGACAAGATGAAACTAGAGAAATTTCTAGGTGATTTATATAGTGAGGCTATCAATCTATGATCTTATTCAAGGCGGTAAGATATAAAAATATATTATCAACAGGCAATTCGTGGACAGAAATTATCTTAGATAAGAGTAAGTCTACTCTAATTGTTGGCGACAACGGTGCTGGTAAGTCTACTATGTTAGACGCTATCGCCTTTGCTCTGTATGGCAAAGCATTCCGTAATATCAAAAAGCCACAGCTATTGAACTCTATCAATCAGAAAGAACTGATGGTAGAACTGGACTTCAACATCTCAGGCAACAAGTTTACTATCAAGCGTGGTATCAAGCCAAACATCTTTGAGATATGGAAGAACGATCAACTACTCAACCAAGATGCATCTGTGCGTGACTACCAAGCGTACCTAGAAGAGACTATTCTAAAGATGAACTACAAGTCTTTTGGTCAAGTAGTTGTACTGGGTTCTAGTACGTTTGTACCATTTATGCAACTATCTGCTAAAGACAGACGTGAGGTCATCGAAGACCTGCTTGACATTCAAATCTTTACTGTGATGAACACGCTCCTCAAAGAACGTGTCTCAGAGAACAAAGAAGAGATTCAAGAGATAAAGTACCAGATCGATCTACTATCTAATAAGATTGAAAGTGCTACAGAGCATAATGAATCTATTCGACAACTGAAAGAGACAGAGGTAACTAAACTCAAAGACAAGTTGAAAGAACAAATCGAACTCATTGAAGCCGAGCAATCGGCAGTAGATACTCTTATAGAAGAGATCAAAGAGATGGGTGAGACTATTGCTGACAAGGCTACAGTCAAGAAGAAGTTACAAGAACTAGAAAAAGTTGAGGGTCAGTTATCAGATAAGTTGAAGAAGCTACGTAAAGATATTGCTTTCTACCAGCACAACGATGACTGTCCCACTTGTAAGCAAGGTATCGACCATCATTTCAAAGAGGAGACCATACAAGGCTCTAGCGATAAGATCAACAAGATCGAAGAAGCGACAGTTGAACTTGACGGTAGATTCACTAAGGTCAATGAACGACTTACTGAGATTGATGAGGTAGAGTCCGTTATATCTGATAAGAACATGCAGATGAGCGAACACAATGCCACACACCGTGTTGCTATGGGTGTATGTAAGTCCATCAAGAATGAACTAACAGAAGCAGAGAAGTCTGTAGAAGCAATCGACACATCTGCTATTGAGAAGTTACAGGGCGATCTGTTGACGTATCACAATAGACAGAACCAGTTGTTCGATGACAAAGAGATGATGGGCATTGTATCGTCTATGCTGAAAGATGGTGGTATCAAGACTCGTATCATCAAGCAGTACGTTCCAGTCATGAATAAACTAATCAATAAATACCTAGCGGCGATGGACTTCTTCGTTCAGTTTGAACTGGATGAGGGATTCAACGAAACTATCAAGTCCAGATTCCGTGACGTATTCTCTTACTCCTCTTTCTCTGAGGGTGAGAAACTAAGAATTGATCTAGCCCTTCTGTTCACGTGGCGGGCTGTATCTAAATTGCGTAACTCAGTGTCTACCAATTTGCTATTGATGGATGAGATCATGGACTCATCACTCGACAACGCAGGTACAGATGAGTTCCTAAAAATAATAAATGAGTTGACAGCCGACTCAAATATCTTTATAATAAGTCACAAAGGCGATCAACTCTATGAGAAGTTTGACAACGTAATCAGATTCGAAAAGGTGAAGAACTTTAGTAGAATGGCTTCATAGGAGATGACTAATGTTAGAAGACAGACTATCATCACTGAAACGAAAGCATCACGAACTTCACACTCGCATAGAGGTTCTTGAAGCAGAGAAGTGTCAGTCTAAGTATGTGACACCTCTCAAGAAAGAGAAATTGAGAATGAAAGATGAAATGGTATCCATCGAAAGGAAGATTGCCGCTAACTCATAAGGTGAATTATATGATGAAGAAATCGAAGCGTGTAGGATTTACATGTAGTACGTTTGACCTGTTACACGCAGGACATGTTATGATGCTACGTGAAGCAAAAGAGCAATGCGATCACTTGATATGTGGTCTTCAAATCGATCCTGCTCTGGATCGACCAGAGAAGAACTCTCCCATTCAATCTATTGTTGAGCGTTATACACAACTGTCGGCTGTGAAGTACGTTGATGAAGTTATTGTGTATGCCACTGAAAACGACTTGAAAGATATCCTCGAACTATATCTCATTGATGTCCGTATCTTAGGTCCAGAATATAAAGACAAAGAATTCACTGGTAGAGATGTTTGTGATAAGCGAAACATAGAACTTTACTTCAACAATAGAGACCATAGATTTTCGTCTAGCAGTCTACGTACAAACGTAGTATGGGGCGAGTCAGATTTTGTGAACAAGAAAAAATGAAGATACTCTTACCATACTCCACACATTTCGAATTAGTAGAGAACGCTGAAACTAACGGTAAAGTGATCACTGGTGGTATTGAGAAGTTCTGCCAGGACTTAGAGAATAATATTGATGGCATCATACCAGTTGCAGTCACTAAAGAAGATAAAGAGAAGAGACGTACACGTAAAGTAATCACTGACGCTATTGCGGAGCATGATCCAGATATGATCTTGTTCAACAATCCTTGGTGGGGAAATATGATGATGTCTTTCAACGTACCACTAATTTGTATTATGCATGAACCACTTGTGCGTGATATACGTATGGTAGAACTCGGCACAATATTGAGAGATTTGAACGAGAGTGGATGCCATATCTACTTCGTGAGTCCTAAACAATATGAGTACCACAAAGAAATGGCATTGAGAATACGTAACGTAGACTTCGGTGAGATCAAGGGATATATCAACCCTTCATATCTGCCAAAAGATACTCCGTTTGAGAACACGTGGAACAATGAAGATATATGTTACGATGTCTCTACAGTAGGCAGATGTGACAACGAGAAGGCACCATTTCTCGTACATAGTAAGTTAGAGCGATCTAAGCTAAACAGCCTAGTGATGACTAACGATGGTGTATATAAGAGTAGCACAGTCAACGACTATGTGCTGAACAATCAACACTGGAAAGATCCACGCTTTACTATGCGTGGTTTGGCTCATGATGACGTAATGAAGAACATTGCTAAGTCTCTTAGTTTTTGTTCAACTTGGCCTAAAGAGTCCTGGGGTATCACAGCAATGGAAGCATTAGGCTGTGGTGTACCAACTTTGCTAATGTGTGACGATACTATCACTCACTCAAGCGAAGGCATCGCCGCTGATCCAAGACACACCTATATGATCAGACGTAAGTGTAGCAGTAGCGACTTTGAGTCTGCTATATTGAAGCACACTAAGGCTATGTCACCATTTCGTAGAGAGATAGCGGAGATGACAAAAGAGAAGCATAGTCTATCAAATTGGAAAATAAGACTTGACAAGGTGATCGATATACGTTATAATGACCACAATAAATCTTTTTCAGATTTAACGAGGTTTTTATGAGTGTAAAAGAAAGTGCAAATTACGATAACTTCTTAGACGCAGACAAGCGTGATAAGGATGAGTACGGTATTAGTTTAGATAGGTTTATGGATGAGCCTGTACAGCCAGTTCTGTATGATCAGACTAAAGCTAAGAGCCAGTACGATGACGTGTATAAAGTATTATACGTACACTTCCGTAGTTTGGATGACGTTGCTGATTTCTGTTCTAAGATAGGACAGATCATACACTCAAACGATAAAGCAGTATTCTTTCCTCTGAACGATCCTGCTGAGTCATTATTCCCAGAAGAGCAAGCAACTAATATTGAAGTTGACAAACAACTGGTAAAGCCTAAGAGGGCAAACAGAAAAGCGAAAGTCGATATTACTCTTGATGTCGAACTTGCAGAAGATGGCGATAAGAACGCTAAGTGGTCAGAACATTGGCAAGGTATGCCAGAGTTCATACAAGAAGACTGTCCACCATATCGCACAGTTCACGTCATGTTCAGAACAGAAGAGCATTACAAAGACTTCGCAAAAAGAATTGGTCAGAAGCATCTTAGTGAAAAATCTAAGTCTATCTGGCATCCCAAATTGGAGATAACTGCTAATAGACTACTACGTTGGGTAGATGAGTCGCAGACACTCCCACAGTTTCCCATGTACATCGTGTCAAAGGGTCGTCACGAATCCATGCATACGTCAAGGTCACTTGCCCGCATGAAGATTCCGCATTACATCGTGATAGAACCACAAGACTTTGATGACTATGATAAGGCGTTAGACAACTTCAGCATACGTGATTACGTGACGCTCCTAGTTGCCCCTTTTTCAAATCATGGTGATGGTCCAGGTAGGGCAAGAAACTGGGCATGGGACCACTCTATAAGTTTAGGGGCTACAAGTCACTGGGTTTTTGATGATAACATCTCTGACTTCTATCGCCTAAACGAGAACAAACGCATTCGCTTTGAGAGCGGAGCTGGCTTTAGAGCCATGGAAGATTTTGTAGGAAGATATGACAATGTTTACATCGCTGGTCCACAGTATAGATTCTTTATTGCGCCAGATCAGAAGTATCCTCCTTACGTTGCCAACACCCGTATATATTCTAGTCTTCTTATCAGGAATGATTGTAAGCATAGATGGCGTGGTAGATATAACGAAGATACTGACATCTGCCTACGAGTAATGAAAGACGGTGATGTATGTGTACAGTTCAATGCTTTCTTACAGGGCAAAGCGGCTACTCAAACAGTTGCAGGTGGTAATACTGCTGAGTTTTATCACGCAGAGAATGTAGAAAGTGAGGGGTTCAAAGAGACTGGATACAACACAGAAGGTACTGTGAATAAGTCACAGATGCTAGTTGACATGCACCCAGACGTAGCAAGACTTGTCTGGAGATATGGTAGATGGCACCACTTTGTAGATTACACTCCTTTCAAAAAGAACTTGCTAAAGTTGAAGAAAGATGTTATAATATCATCTGATAACAATGAATATGGTATGAGGCTTGAAACGAACTTTCAAGAGTGAGAATGAAAAAAGATTTTATATTTGATTTAGAGACAGTTGGTGCCAACGTTCACATCTGTCCAATAGTTGATATGGCGTACTACGCATTTGAGTGGGATAGGTTTGTAGAGAACCCTTACTCGTTTGAGGAGTTAGCGTCCAACATTCAAACGGTCAAGCTAGATGTAAGAGATCAGGTCGAGAACTGGAAATGTGGCTTCGAACAAGAAGACCTCAAGTTCTGGCAGAGATTGCCCAAAGCCGCAAGAGATAAACTCAAGCCATCAGAAAATGACTTGACAGTACAGCCCTTTTGTGATATTATACTAGCATATCTAAGAGAACAGAGAAATGTGGATTACTGGTGGTCAAGAAGTAACACCTTTGATCCCATCATCATATGGAGAATTATGAACGAGAGTGGTAACGGACACTTGTTTAGCGAGTATCTAAAGTACTACAAAGTTCGTGATATACGTACCTTCATCGATGCCAAATTCAACTTCGGCATCAAGCACAATGGGTTCATCCCAGTAGCAGATGAAGATTACTGGCATAAAACTTTCGTTGCACATGATAGCACCCATGATGTAGCGGCAGATATTCTTAGACTACAAATGATCCATCGTGCTGAAAATGGACATGACCAAACTGAGAGGTAGATAATGAAAATTGGAGCAAGTGGCTTACAAGCACAATTGCATAATGTGAAAGAAAGTAAATGCGGTCCTAAGATAGACCTAGAGAGTATTGGTAAGTTTGCGGCATCAGAGAGTGGTGCAGAGCGAGAAGCACTTGGTGTGCCTTACATGAAACAATTACCTCTAGAGGGGCTAGCCGCCGGTGCGGCAGCCTTAGAATATGGAGCGCAGAAGTACGCTGATCGTAACTGGGAGAAAGGTCTTCCATGGCAACAGATGATTGATAGTCTAAAGAGACACATCGATGATTTTGAGCGTGGTCGTGATTACGACAATGGCTCAGATGGATCTGGTATGCATCACGTCTGTATGATTATGGCTGGTGCGTTGATGTTATCTTCATCTGTTATTAGAGGCATCGGCAAAGATGATCGTATGCCTAGCGTAGATGGTGGCGCATTTACATCTAAACAATCTGCAAAGTGGATTCAAGAGCAATTGAATCTCGCTGAAGAATTCAAAAGAAAGCGTGAGGAATATAATGAATCTTGATCTAGAAGTACTAAGAGGCAAGCGACTATTTGTTGCAACGCCTATGTACGGTGGACAATGTGCAGGCTTATACACTAAGTCAGTGAATGATCTAACGTCCATATGCACAAAGCATGGGATTAGTCTTAGACATTACTATATGTTCAACGAGTCTCTAATTACTAGGGCTAGAAATTATTGCGTAGATGAGTTTCTACGTTCTGATGCTACACACTTACTCTTTATTGATAGTGACATTGGGTTCGACTATCGTGATGCCTTGACACTACTGTTTCTTACAGATAGTGACGCAGGTAAAGACGTTGTATGTGGACCGTATCCTAAAAAGACAATAGCTTGGGAGAAGATCAAGAAAGCATCTGATCTTGGATACGGTGACAAGAACCCATTCGATCTAGAAGATTTTGGTGGAGATTACGTCTTCAATACTATAGACGGCATGAAGTCGTTTCAGATAAAAGAGGTAACCGAAATCAAAGAGGGCGGCACAGGTTTCATGTGCGTAGATAAGAAAGCGTTTATCAAGTATGCTGATAAGTATCCTGAGTTGCGCTACAAGCCTGATCATGTACGAACTGAGAACTTTGATGGTTCGCATGAGATCACAGCATTCTTTGATACGATGATTGAACCAGTGTCAAAAAGGTATTTGTCAGAAGACTACATGTTTAGTAACTATGCTCGTAAGATTGGTCTAAGCATATGGATGTGTCCATGGATGCAGATCAAACATGTGGGGTCTTATACTTTTGGAGGTAGCTTAGGTCATATCGCTATGATCGATGCATCACCTACAGCAAGTAAAGAGTCAAGTAAAAAACATTATGATAATAATGAAAAAGACTTGACAAAGACGGCAAAATCGAGTATAAATAAACCTACTAACCGTAGAAAGAAGAGGAAATAGATTATGAAATTTAGTGACGAAACAATGAGCGTTTTGAAAAACTTCTCTCAGATCAACCCAAGTCTGTTGTTCAGACCTGGTGATATGATCAGAACAATCTCTCCGCAGAAGACAGTTATGGCTGCCGCAACTGTGAGTGAGAATTTTGATAGTCAAGCTGGTGTATACGACTTAGGTCGATTCCTTGCCACGCTTGGTTTATTTGAAGATGCAGATGTTGCATTTGGCGATGGTCGATTCAACATCAAAGGTAAGCGCAGTTCTTTGAACTATACTTACACTGCTGAAAATATGATTGTCGTTCCACCGAACAAAGACATTACTGTTCCAGATCCTGAAGCAGTTGTCAAAGTGACTTGGGATGATATCGATAGTGTCATTCGTGCCGCTGGTGTACTAGGACTACCTGAGATCGCTTTCAAAGGCGAAGGTAGCACTCTTTCATTGGCTGCCGTTGACAGCAAAAATCCAACATCTGACAATTATGACGTTGTTGTTGGTGAGAACGGAGACTTTGGTCATTTCACTATGACAATCAAAGTTGACAATCTCAAGCTAATGCCATACGACTATGAAGTCGCCTTGTCTTCTAAAGGTATGGCACATTTCAAATCTGACAAGGTTCAATACTGGATTGCAATCAACAGTAAATAGGAGTAATATTATGACTGAAGCAACAGACACTCAGGCACCTGAGCAAGCACCAGACCAGGGTCCTGGTCTTTCACTAAACGACATCGCCGCCACTGTGCAGATTATCGATGCCGCTACTGCGAGGGGTGCTATCAGAGGCGAGGAGCTGGTTCCTGTCGGGACAGTTCGTGAGCGTTTCATGGCGTTCTTGAATCATGCCAAAGAGCAAGGTCAGATCGACCGTGTTCCTGGCGACCCGATGCCAGAATCACCAGCGCCTGCACCTGAGCAAGCAACGGAAGAAGCATCTAGCTAATTCCACGAAAAGGGGGCTTGACATAGCCCCCTTTTTACTCTATACTATGTTGATATATTTTTATTATGAGGTGACCTATGACAGAAGACTTTCTATGGGTAGAGAAGTATCGCCCGCACACTGTGCAAGATGCTGTGCTACCTGAGTCTCTAAAGACTACATTCCAACAGTTTGTCGATCAAGACAACGTTCCTAATTTATTACTAACTGGTCGTGCTGGTGTCGGTAAGACAACTATCGCTAAAGCAATGCTTGATGAAATCAATGCAGACTATATAGTTATCAACGGCTCTATGAATGGTAACATCGATACGCTACGTGTTGAGATTGCCAACTTCGCTTCTACTGTATCATTCAGTGGTGGTCGTAAGTATGTTATATTAGATGAAGCAGACTACTTGAACCCCAACTCTACGCAACCTGCATTGCGGAACTTTATGGAAGAGTTCAGTAAGAACTGTGGTTTCATTCTAACTTGTAACTTCAAGAACCGTATCATTGAACCCTTGCACTCACGGTGTAGTGTTGTTGAGTTCAGTATCCCTAAAGATGAAAAGCAAGCAATTGCTGGTCAATTTTTCAAACGTGTAAAAGGCATTCTCAATGACGAAAATATCGAATACGATAGTAATGCTGTTGCTGAGTTGGTCAAGACTTATTTCCCTGATTGGCGTAGAGTCCTCAACGAACTACAGCGTTACTCTTCTACTGGTCGCATCGACTCTGGTATCTTAGCCAATAAGTCTAGTGACAACATTAGTACACTCATCACTATGATGAAAGAGCGTGACTTCACTAACATGCGTAAGTGGGTTGCAGAGAACACTGATATAGACAGTGCGGTCTTGTATCGCCAGTTGTATGATATACTGCCAAGTAAAGTAAATAGTACACAAAGCGTGGCAGATGCTATCATCATTCTGGCTGAATATCAGTACAAAGAAGCATTCGTTGCTAACTCTGAGATCAACCGTGTAGCCGCACTCGCTACTCTCATGGCAGAGATCGATTGGAAATGAAACTCCTGAATACTAAGAAGTGCCTAATCTGTCGTAAGAAATGCGGCAAAACATACTCAACCATCAAGTATCGATATGAAGATGAAAGAATAGGTGAAGTGTATGTATGTGAAAAGTGCTCCGAAAAGCACGACCTAACTTATGTGAGTGAAGACTATGAGCAATCCGTTTGATTATGTAAATACCATAAACCAAAGCAAAAAGAACATGATGCGTGACAGCGAGAATGATGCTTTGGCTGAGAAGCAGTACAGTCCGTTTCTAGTGAACAAAGCACTGTCGTACTTCCCAGACACTATTCTCCACGCTAATCTTGTCAACCAGTTCCACAGCCTCGACCACCGTCCTCAGTACGAGTTTTTACTAAATAGTGTAAGACCTCAAAAGCGATTTGCGAGGTGGGTAAAAGATGCTGGTGATAAGGAATTGGATATGATATGCGCTACTTATAAATGTAACCGCAATATCGCAAGAGAATATCTACCTTTGTTGTCCAGTGAACAGCTAAATTTTATGGAACAACAACTAGAAACAGGTGGAAATAAAAAATGAATATCGTAGAGAGACTTGTCGAAGTCGAACTACCAAGCGAAGAAAGTTTTCTAAAAATCAAAGAGACATTGACTCGTATTGGAATCGCTTCGAGAAAAGACAAGAAATTATATCAATCCTGTCACATTCTTCACAAACAAGGTAAGTACTATATCGTACACTTCAAAGAACTGTTTATGCTCGACGGCAAGATAAACAACTTCTCTGATGAAGATAAAGCACGTAGGAATACCATTGTGAAACTTCTTGAAGAATGGGGACTGATCAAAACTATGTCTGCATCAATAGCAGATGAGCCAGCGGCACCCTTGTCGCAAATCAAAATATTGCCATACAAAGAGAAGGACCAGTGGGAACTGGTAGCGAAGTACAGTATCGGCAAGAAAAAGTAAACAGGAGAATTTGTTATGATAGAACGCATCAAGCGTTGGTGGAAACTTCTGAACGACCCAAAGCCTCAAGGCGACTTGAGCAAACATCGACTTTATAGTGAAATGTATGAGGACCTTAGACAATGACAGATAAGCAACTTTATGACTCGGAGTTTGGTACTCCACAGTTAGACCTTTTTCCAGACACACTCGGCGTGAGTACATCCTTTACAGTGGATTACCCTATTACGAGTGAGTATTCAATTCCATCCAACGTAAAGGTGTCATGGGACCATGTTTGGCCCACAACACTACGAGTGTACAAACTTTGGGAAGATGCGTGGTTGCCTGAATACGGTAGCCAATGGGCTGCCTGCTTTGATCTAAAAGCAAGTCTACGTGCCTTTGACGAAGTAACTGTATACGGTAACGTTAGTAAAAAAGGTAAACGTACAGTCGATGAATATGGTGCATTGACACTATACTCAGATGAGCGCATTCTAGTGCCTACGGGACTAGTGTTCGACTTAGACGCAAACAAAAGTTTACGAATTCACCCTAGATCAGGACTTGCATTGAAGAATGGTATCGTAGTTGCTAACTGCGAAGGCATTGTAGATTCTGATTATGTGAACCAAACTTTTGTCATGCTTCACAACATCTCACATGAGCCGTTTCATATTAGAGACGGTGATCGTATTGCACAAGGCGAGGTAGTTCCAATGGAACAAGTCACGTTTGAAGTTGTAGACGAAGAGCCTGGTTTGAAGACTGACAGAAGCGGTGGCTTTGGTAGTACTGGAGTATAACTCAGTAACATCCTAGTCATTACTAAAATACATGAAGATTTTTTGTAGCATTACCATTCTTCATGTATAAATAAAGACGTAAGCGCCCTTGAGGGCTTACATAATTAATCTTGCTTTTATAAAGGAGAAATGATATGACATTTACGCAAGTAAACAATAGCCTACGCAACGACTTAGTTGGTTTCGACCGAATCTTTGATCGTATGCACATGTTGAATGGCATTCAACAAAAACAAAGTAACTATCCTCCCTACAACATCGTAAAGACTGAGGACGATCATTACGTGATCGAAATTGCCGTCGCTGGATTCATTCAGGACGAAATCAGTATTACTGTTGAAGATGGAGAGTTGAAAGTATCTGGTACGAAGAAACTAGATGACAGTGCAGAGTATCTTCACAAAGGCATCGCCGCACGTGACTTTACACGCACATTCACCCTTGCAGATACCGTTGAAGTACGAGGGGCAGACCTTGTAAATGGTATCCTAAAGATTGACCTAGAGAACGTAATTCCAGAAGAGAAAAAGCCTCGAAAGATCGATATTGGATCCGGAGAGGAAGTCTTTCTAACAGAAGACAAATAAGAACCTGGGGAGGGGTGCAAATCCCTCCCTTATCATCCACGCACCAATAGGAGTAAAAGAGGCGATGAATAGAGCAATCTCTTTTCTGAAGAGTTGCGATGGCACATTCTGCGATGCAGTTGCACAAGTTGCATTGAGTGGATTATGTGTCTTTGTAATAGCTACATGTCTAAGTAGCATATCCTAAGAATGAAGACAACACACACAACACAGGAGAAAAGTATGTCTAATAAAAACCCGTTTGAAATCAGAGCAGAAATGCTTCAACTTGCAAAAGAATACATGGATCAACAGTATCATATGAACATCCAGTTCTATGAGAACATGATCGGAGAGGGTGAAAAAGCCCGCAAAGACATTGAGGCGCAAGTCAAAGATGCCTATAAAATGTACTCAATGGAAGAGTTGATGGAAAAAGCAAAGGAGTTATATTCTTTCGTAGCTGAAAAGAAATAAACAACACGTCGGTAAAATGCGAAGGTCAATAGGCTTTCGCATTTTTTTATTTAAAAAAGGAGTAAAGTATGAGCATAGTATTTTGGGTTATAGTAGTCGTGGGTACAATCAGCGCAACAAGTGGTAACGCTAAGTTGAATGCGCTCTGTAAAAAAGAACTTCAAGAAGGAGTCTCTGAGACTATGAAAGAATGCAAGCAATATCACTTTGACAACCGAGCAATGAAAGGTTGGTAATAGATGAATGAACATCAAAACTACTGCACCACAAAGGGGCTCTTTCCTGCATTTCTTGTTATCGTTTTTATTATCGTTGGTATACCCTTACTGACGATGGGTATCTGGCAATAGCTTGAAAGTAACAGGAACACATCTAGGAATAGCAGTCATTCTGCTATTCTTTTTTCTTCAAATTAGTTGTTGACATCCGCTTGACATTCGTGTTATAATACACGTCTAACACGGAGAATATAATATGAAAAACGTAACAGCATTACCCACGCTGTATAAGCGTGACACTAAAGGCAAAGTGAGGGTACTGACCATTGAGTATGGTTATGATGATGAATCCACTGCAGGCACAAGATCGATTGCGGGTATTCAAGACGGTCAACTAGTGACCTCTGGATGGAAACTATGCTTACCAAAAAACGTTGGTAAGGTAAACGCAACGACCAATATCACTCAAGCTATCGCTGAAGCCCAAGCAAGTTGGGATAAGAAGAGCGAGAAAGAGTACTTCGCTGATATCAAACTAATCGATACATACGAGAAGTTCAAGCCTATGCTTGCGGGTGACTACACTAAGCAAAGAGTTCAACTTGACTCTGGCTTTAGTCAGCCTAAGCTAGACGGTATTAGATGTGTCGCTAACTCTACTGGACTATGGACAAGAGCGGGTAAACCAATCACAAGTTGTCCACATATCTGGAATGCAGTCAAGCCAATACTAATAGCAAACCCCACACTAACATTAGATGGTGAGTTGTACAACCACGAACTCAAAGATGATTTCAACAAGATCACCTCACTAGTTAGAAAGCTAAAGTCTACAGAAGCAGACATGAAAGAAGCGAAAGAGTTGGTGCAATATCACATCTATGATGCACAAGATTCACTATCACCTGAATTGTCGTTCTCGTTACGTAGCACCATGATCGACAGTCTAGTCAACGATAAGTGTCTGTTCCTCAAGAAAGTGCCTACAGAACTGTGTGTCAATCAAGAAGAACTTGATGAGTTGTATTCTAAATATATGACAGATGGCTATGAGGGTCAGATGGTACGTAAAGATACTCCTTATGAGAACAAGAGATCAAATGGCTTACTCAAGCGTAAAGAGTTCATCACTGAAGAGTTTACAGTGGTGTCTATGCTAGAAGGTCAAGGCAACTGGGCAGGTCATGTGAAACACTTCGCTCTTACTTTGCCAAGTGGTGAGACCTGTGGTGCTGGAGTTAGAGGCAAGCAAGAAGTTCTGAAAGAGTTGTGGGAAGTTGGTGATACGCCAACATGGGCTACACTGAGATACTTTGGTCTCACACCTGATGGTGTGCCAAGATTTCCTGTAGTTATTGATTATGGTTTTGGACAGAGGGAAGACTAATGACGATGCCTAATGAACGAAAATGGGCTATCGATAACACTAGATTGTTTTTGGTAGACCTTATGGATCCTAAGAAAACTCCTAGAGTACCAAGTGCTATACGTAAAGAAGCGTACCGATGCTTGAAGCATTACCCCGGTGAATACTACATGGAAGAAGCACAGAGACTTGCTCCTAGCGTGTTCGGTCAGTACACTAGCATTGACAAGTGATATCGGATGTGATAGAATACACGTTATATTCGACAAAATGTATCATATCCGATACATTGTAAATTATATGAAACAGATTGAGGTCTTATGAGTTTTTACACTTCCGTACATAGATATGGCAACAAGATGCTATTCCGTGGCTACACAGCCGACGGTCAACGCATTCACAAGAGAGTGCCATTCAAGCCAACACTATTCGTCCCATCTAACAAATCGTCTGAGTGGAAAGCACTAGACGGTAGTGCGGTTGAACCTATGCAGTTCGATAGTATGTCTGAAGCGCAAGAATTCTCTAAGAGTTACGCAGACGTAGACAACTTCAAAGTTCACGGCAACAACAACTTCGTGGCACAGTTCATTGAGAAGGCGTTCCCTGGTGAGATCGATTATAAGTTGCGACATATCTGTGTTGGTAATATCGATATCGAGGTTGCATCAGACGATGGCTTTCCTCACCCAGAGCAAGCTGATCATCCTATCATCTCTATCGCATACAAAGACAGCAAAAGCAAAGTCTATCATGTATGGGGTCTAGGTCATTATGACTCTACCAAGAGCGAACTAGATAGTATTGAGTTGATACAGTATCGTCACTGTGACAATGAGAAAGACCTGATCGAAAAGTTTCTGGTCTTCTGGCAGAATAACACGCCTGACATCATCACTGGTTGGAACATTCGCTTGTTCGATATCCCGTACATGATCAATCGTACACTCAAAGTATGTGGCGAAGAGACTACCAAACTATACTCTCCTTGGAAGATATACAAGCACCGTCAGATCGGCATCAAGGGTAAGTCGATGGATGCATATGAACTTTACGGCATTGCCCAAGTTGACTACTATGATCTGTTTCAGAAGTTTGGCTACACGTATGGTAATCAAGAGAGTTATGCACTCAACCATATTGCTCATACAGTTCTCGGTGAGAAGAAGATATCTTATGAAGAGTTCGGTACTCTACACAATCTATACAAAGAGAATCACCAGAAGTTCATCGACTATAACATACGAGACGTTGATCTAGTTGACCGCATTGACAAAGAGACTGGTCTTATGGACTTGGCTCTCGTAATCGCATACAAAGGTGGTGTGAATTACCCAGATGTGTTCGGTACTACGGGCATATGGGATTCTATCATCTATCGCTACTTGTCTGAACGTAAGATTGCTGTACCACCAAACAAAGATAAGCACAAGAATCCATATCCTGGTGGTTATGTGAAAGACCCACGTGTTGGCATGAGTGAATGGATTACCTCGTTTGACTTGAACAGTCTGTACCCTAACCTAATTGTACAGTACAACATGTCGCCCGAGACGTTGATACGCACCCCGGCTGATATGTATCCCATGGGTGTTGATACTTATCTCGCAAATGATACTCCTGTATCCGATGCACAGTTGAATCACGGTGTCGCTATCGCCGCAAATGGATCTACATATCGTAAAGACAAACGTGGTTTCATGCCTGAGATCATTATTGATCTGTACAATGAACGCCGTGAGACTAAGAACAAGATGCTTGAGTTACAGCAAGAATCTCAGTCTGATGGCTCCCACGACTTGAAGCGAGAGATAAATAGACTAAACAACACACAGCAAGCGGTCAAGATTTTGCTCAACTCGCTTTATGGCGCACTCGGCAATCAATACTTCCGTTACTTCGAAATGTCCATTGCTGAAGGCATTACATTATCTGGTCAACTATCTGTTCGATGGGCTGAGAAAGCCATGAACAAATACATGAACAAACTACTCAAGACCGATGAAGAAGATTATGTAATTGCTATCGATACTGACTCTCTTTATGTTGACATGGCACCACTGGTCAAGATGGTAAACCCTTCTGATCCAGTGAAGTTTATTGACAAAGCCTGCCAAGAAAAGTTTGAGCCAGTTCTAGAGCGTTCTTATGCTGTGTTGTTTGACCGAATGAATGCATACGAAAATCGTATGGAGATGGCACGTGAAGCTATTGCTGATCGTGGTGTTTGGACTGCTAAGAAGCGGTACATTCTGAACGTACATAATAATGAAGGTGTGCAGTACGCAGTGCCTAAACTAAAGATCATGGGCATTGAGGCAGTCAAGTCATCGACACCTCAAGTAGTGCGTGATAAGTTCAAGCAAGCGTACCAGATTATTTTGAGTGGTAGTGAGAGTGAGTTACAGAAGTTCGTGTCTGACTTCTATGAAGAGTTTACTAGCCTACCTGCCGAAAGCGTCTCGTTTCCACGTGGCGTATCCGATCTAACAAAGTGGAGAGATACGACCACTATGTACAAGAAAGGCACACCTATACATGTGCGTGGTGCGATTATGTTCAACCACAAAATGAAAGAGACTGGACTTGATAGAGTAATGGAGGGTATCAAAGATGGTAGCAAAGTAAAGTTCTGCTATCTCAAAACCCCTAATCCACTGAGAGAGAACGTCATCTCGTTTCCTCAGTTCTTGCCTAAAGAGTTCGATCTAGACACATACATAGATTATCAAACTCAGTTCGATAAGACATTCAAAGAGCCACTAAAGCTGGTCAGTGATGCTATCAACTGGAACTTAGAAGAGACTAACACATTGGAGGATTTTTTCTCATGAGCGATGATATATTTGATTTCGGCTTTACAGCCGTAGACGAAGACGAATTACAGGCAGTCAAGGCTGTCGAAGAAAAGGTAGCCGCCGCATCAAGCACGGCAGAAGCAACGCAAGAAACATTAGACAAGTTGTACAATGCTATTGCACCGTTGCTGGCTAATCTGAAAAAGAACCCAGAGAAAGAGTACATTCTCTGGCCAAACAGAACAGCGAAGATCGAAGAATTCGAAGCCAAGCTGTTCGAAATCTATAATAGTTGACTTGACAAGCAAGCCCTTTCCTGTTACTATGAATAAATTGAATACACAATATAGGAGATATTATGTCGCTAATTGAAAAACTAATGAAGAACAGTTCTATCAAGCAGACTGCGCCAATTATGGACTCTAAAGTCTATGGCAAAAAAGAGATGGCTACTACACCAGTACCTATGGTAAACGTAGCACTATCTGGTCGCATTGATGGTGGCCTTGTTCCTGGGCTTCTGATGCTTGCTGGACCATCGAAACACTTCAAGTCAGCTTTTGCGCTGATGATGGCTGCCGCATATCAGAAAAAGTACGATGATGCTGTCGTACTGTTTTATGACTCGGAGTTTGGTACTCCACAGTCATACTTTGAGAGTTTTGGTATTGATCTTGACAGAGTGTTGCATACGCCTATTACTGACGTAGAGCAACTCAAGTTTGATATTACAACTCAATTGAACCAAATTGACAAGGGTGAGAAAGTCGTTATCATTATCGACTCTATCGGTAACCTTGCTTCGAAGAAAGAAGTAGATGATGCACTGGATGGTAAGTCAGTGGCAGATATGTCACGTGCAAAGCAATTGAAGTCTTTGTTCCGTATCGTCACGCCACACTTGAACCTAAAAGACATCCCGTTAGTATGTGTCAACCACACGTACAAAGAGATCGGTATGTTCCCTAAAGACATCGTGTCTGGCGGTACTGGTTCTTACTACAGTTCAGATGCTATCTGGATCATTGGTCGCCAACAAGAGAAAGAAGGCACCGAGATTGCAGGTTATCACTTTGTCATCAATATCGAGAAATCACGTCATGTGCGTGAGAAGTCTAAGATCCCGATTACAGTTACCTTTGAGGGTGGCATAAGTAAGTGGTCTGGACTACTTGATATTAGTGAGAAGTTAGGTTATATCAATAAACCTAAAGTGGGCTGGTACGAGGCTGTAAATCCAAGTACTGGTGAGGTACTTTCAGATAAACTTATGAGAGCGAAAGAGTTTGCTGTCAACGGTGACTTCTGGAAGATGATGTTGACTAAAACCGATTTAGCTGATGCTATTCGTAAACGATACAGTATGGCTAACGGTGCGTTGATCTCCGATGAGATTGAGGAAGTTGAAAGTGAAACTGAAGCTTGAAATTGAATTGGACACAGCTAGTGTCCAAGACGTTGATTACACCAAAGCACTAGTTGAAAAACTAATCGAAATACAGCAATTGTTAGAGGAGCTAAAAGAGGAATGATCGAAGAAACAATCTTAGCGGGACTTATTAGTAATGATGAATATGCACGAAAGGTTCTGCCGTTTCTCCAAAATGATTATTTCGACCAGCAGTCACACCAGACTGTATTTGTCGAGGTCGCTCAGTACGTAGACAGTTACAATAGTATCCCTACCAAGGGTGCATTGAAGGTGTCTATCGATGAGAAATCTAATATCAATGAGGAGCAATACAAGCAAATCAATGATATGATTGATTCTTTATCGTATGACGATAAGACTGACCTCGACTGGCTGGTTGACAAGACTGAAAAGTTCTGTCAAGACAAAGCCATCTATAATGCTGTTCGTGAGTCCATTCTAGTGCTAGATGGTAATCACAAACAATTAGATAAGGGTGCTATCCCAGAACTTCTTGAGAAGGCTCTGGGTGTATCCTTTGATAACAGTGTGGGTCACGATTACTTAGATGATTCTGATGAACGTTACAATTTCTACCACACTAAAGAAGATAAGATTCCATTCGATCTGGATTTGATGAACGTTATCACTAAAGGTGGTGTGTCACGTAAATCACTCAGCGTTGCGCTTGCAGGTACAGGTGTTGGTAAGACATTGTTCATGACCCACTGTGCGGCAGCCAATCTGACTGCCGGATTGAATGTACTCTATATCACAATGGAAATGGCAGAAGAACGTATTGCAGAGCGTATCGATGCCAATCTATTAGACTTGACTGTAGACCAGTTGCGTGAAGTACCACGTGATGTCTACGAGAAAAGACTCGGTCGTGTGAAGAATAAGTCTACTGGTAAGTTGATCGTAAAAGAATATCCAACTGCTAGTGCTGGTTCTAATCACTTCCGACATCTGCTAAACGAATTGAAACTAAAACGTAACTTCAAGCCAGATATGATCTACATCGATTATCTGAACATCTGTATGTCTTCTCGTATTCGCATGGGTGGTAGTGTAAACTCTTACACACTAATCAAAGCAATCGCAGAAGAGTTACGTGGTCTTGCTGTTGAGTTCAATGTGCCTATCATGTCTGCTACTCAGACTAATCGAACTGGGTTCAGTAGTTCTGACTTGAACTTAGAAGACACCTCAGAATCATTTGGTCTACCCGCAACGGCTGACTTTATGTTTGGTTTGATCTCTACAGAAGAATTAGAATCCCTTGGTCAGTTGATGATCAAGCAACTCAAAAATCGTTGGGGCGATACCAATGCTCACAAGCGTTTCGTTGTCGGTATCGACAGATCGAAGATGCGTTTATTTGATGCTGAAGAGAGTGCCCAACAAGGTCTTATGGATGACAGTCCAGTGATGAACAAGACATCTGTTGGTCAAAGAATGAGCAGTGAAAATGATGGCGATACTGTCCTCAGTTTCAAGGGTAAGTCTAAGCCTAAGTTTGAGGGATTCAAGTAATGTCGTATGTTATCAAGAGTGATAATAGTATCCACATGGTAGTGGAGAAAAGAAGTAGTCTGATTATGCAGAAGTTTAGTAATAAAACACAAGCAAGGGAGTTATGCACTCAGCTAAATCTTGGTAATGGTTTCGGGGGCTGGAGCCCTAGTTTTATGGGGTTGGGAGTTTTTTATCAGCCCAATAAAAAAGGCGACTACTCGCTAGAATAATCACCCTCTTTACTGGACTGATACGTGGCAGACCCGAACCCCACGGACATTCTTGATGTTACGTCTGCTATTCCTGGTATGATTTCTCAAACACTTGCCTCTTACGTTGTTTACACGTACTAACACGCACCCGATCTTATTTATACAAACACGAAATTCAGAGAAGGAACTACATGGACGATCCAAAAGACAATCTTAGTTATGCTTGTCTACAGATAGTTGATGATGATATGAATCTAATAATACCTTGGTACATTATGGCAATGTATGCAAAAGATGAATTAGGCGAAACACTCTTAGATGAGAAAGTACTTGACAAGCTACGTAATCGTATGATACAATATTGGGATAAGATAGAGCATAGATACAAAAGCTTTGTCTCGTTAGAAGATGTGCGTGAAGGTAGTAGGTTAGAGGATTACCCGACATACACATTCTCAAGTGTAAAAGTATTATGGGAGTCATATTATGGCAAAGAGCGAAAAATTAGTAGACCAGATCATTGAGGCAATCGAAGAAGCACGTATCCTCGAGTGTGCAATGGAAGAGTACTCTAAAGAAAGGATGTTAGTTACGGCCCAGAGGTTATCTGGTACTACCATGACAACTGAAGAAATAGATCAATTTATGTGTGAAATATTTTCAAAAAGGGGTTGACATTTCTGCCAAACCTGTTATCATAGCATAGTAAATTGAAATGGAGATGAAAATGAAAAACGTTCAACAGAAGATGCAGGCGATTAGTGCCGCTCAGAATGCCTTCGCTACTATAGAAAGCATTCGTCCAGGTGCGATACCTCAAGAAACTAAGGTGCTGTTAGCTGAACTGAAAGTTGATCTAATGGATATCCAAGATGCACAAGAAGAGGAGAACTCTATTGGTCCATTCGGAGAAATGGATAAAGTAGTTGATAATTTTTTTGAAAATAGTGCATTTTAGGGGTTGACATTTCCGAAAATGTGTTGTACAGTACAGTATAACATAAAGAAAGTGAGTTATATTATGAATATTGATTTTACAAAAGTTGATGTACAATACATTGGTGATTTGGATATGAAAGACTATCCAGACTTCTGCGATGCTTATATCGAAGAAGCCTTAGTAGATGGTGAGCCAGCTACTGAAGAACAACTTGACGCCATAAATGAGAATGCGGATTTCGTTTACGAAGAAATTCAAAATTATTTGTTTTAGGGGTTGACAATCTGGTACAGATGTACTATATTAGTATAGTAAGTTCATGAAAGGAAATATATTATGTGGTTTGTAGAAGCTTTGATTAGTGTCGAGACTGGCGAAAAAGAGCGTTACGAGTATTTGACTGAAGAGCAGTCACGTGCCGTTCACTCTATGTACAGTCAAAAGGGAGTTGCAATGGTTCAATCTGGTCAAATGTCGTGATCAGGGAGAAGACTGATAAGGAATTGATTATCGACTTATCGGGCCCAGATGGTAATTCGTATTACTTGTTACAACTAGCCAGACAGTTATCTCATAAGACTGGTAACGATTGGCAGACCGTATGTTCTGAAATGACTGCGGGTGATTACGAAGACCTTTTACTAACGTTTGATAGTTACTTCGGTGACTTAGTTATCTTGGAGAGATAGATTATGAAGATTGTTATTCAGACTCAGTTTATGGAAAACTACGCTTGGAACGAAGATGGTTCCCTCGGTACTGGTACGGATGCGTACTGGAAGTACAAGGGCGGTGATACGTACATCGTTGATGCTACGGTTGAGCAGGCTCAGGCGTCTACATTCTGGAGCAATCTAGAGGCACACATCGAATACTCTAACGATATGGCTCAGGAGTATATCCTTGGCATGGAAGTTATTGATGAGTGTGACTTCAAACTTGAGGACCATATTCAGGAGTGGGAAGCTCCAATCTATCTCACTGCTCAAGATGATGGGTTCGTTGCGACCAAAACAACTGAGAATGGTGAGTTTGGTTATATGAGGTCTGAGATCAAAACTAAGATTGAGACTTGGACTGTTCTTCCTGAGAATGATAGGGATAACTACACATCTCAGTTTCTCATGGAAGACAACAGTGTTATCCCTTATAAGCAACTTGAGTCGTATCTCAAGGCAGCCTAAGATCAGAAGGAACTGATAGTAGAGGGGTGGGGAGATAGTGGCAACGCTGTCTCCCTTTATTATAAATAACACTGTCTAGTCAACAGAAATGAATAGAAGAGATATGAAGACTTTTAGAGGATACCTAGCAGAAGTGGCGACATTCAGTCCTAAAAACTTTCCGTCAGATGTAGGTAAGAACAGAGATTTTACTGGTGCTGGTGAAAGAACGACCTATGCGCCAGAGGTTCTGACCGATTACAAATTCAAAGAGGGCTTTCCTATGGAGAAGCCTGCACCTTTGTATTCAGAAGACGGTACTGTTGTAAAGCAATTGAAGAAGGGCGAAACAGTACACTTTACCATTCCTGCTACATTACATAGATCAACAGAGTTTGGCATTACGAGACGTACAACTCTCGCACCAGTTTCACTCAAAGGATTTGATCAGCGACCAGATGGCTATGTTGCTATTAGTGCAATAGTGAAGCCAGGTGGGGGCGCACAAGGACGTGTAGGCGCTGGATCTAAAACGCAAGATATGGTTGCACTATATGTGAAAGACCATGCGTTCAAGAATGGTATCGAAGTAGAGACAGAATTCAAGACAGCTAGACCAGGGTCAACTATTCCCGATCTAGTAATGACTATTGACAAGAAGACTACTCAGTTTGAGATCAAAGGTACAAGTAATCGTACAGCACCGATTACGTTCTTTGACAAATCAGTCAAGCGTGGTGGTCGTAAGCCAGAGATAATTGAAGAGATTGCAGATGTATACAGAACCACTCTGAGAGTCGATGGCAAGAAAGTAGATGCTGAGATGAGAAAGATGAAGTTGCCTCCAACGTTTATTGGATTGATCGACTACTTCAACTCTCGCAATTCTACAATAGGACTAGCAGGTGATACAGGCGTAGTGAAGTCTGGTAAGTTACCCGCTGAGTTTGCCATCACCGATAGAACAATCTTATCGAAGATGCGTAGTGTTATTATCGATCACTTCGGTGAAGGTGGTGATGACTACTTTGTAGTACACAATCGTTCTGGCGATAAGTTTGAGATATACTACGTAGGTGGCGGTGATGCTGGCAACGTACTGAAAATGCCAGAACTTCCAGTATTCAAATCATTTGTGCTTGCTACATACGGTGGCGCATCGGGTGGATCAACACGTGTAGGATTGAAGATAAAGCTATGATGAGACTAACGAACTATCTTACTGAAGAAAAGAATGTACACATGGAGCATTTAGAGGATAATGTCCTCAATGCTGGTGTAACTGGCGCAAGACAAAGTATAAACTACTTACGTTCATTGCGTGACATGATGGCAGGTGATGCAAAGGCACCAGTCAATCTAACTGTCAAATGGGACGGAGCTCCCGCTATCTTTGCAGGTAAAGATCCCTCTGACGGCAAGTTTTTTGTTGCCAAGAAAGGTATCTTCAACAAGAATCCCAAAGTGTATAAGAGTGATGCAGACATAGATGCAGACACATCTGGTGATTTGAATACAAAATTGAAACTAGCGTTGGAGCACTTTCCATCTCTAGGAATTGAAGGAGTTGTCCAAGGTGATTTCCTATATGCGAAAGAAGATATTAGAAAAGAAACTATTGATGGAACATCGTATATTACTTTCCATCCTAACACCATTGTTTATGCGATACCAACGAAAAGCGACCTTGCTAAGAGAATCATGCGATCCAGCATCGGTGTGGTATGGCACACTACTTACAGAGGAAATAGCTTTGAGGAAATGTCAGCAAGTTTTGGAGAAGAGATTGCGAGCAAACTCAAAGAAAGCAAACAAGTCTGGTCAGTAGACGCAGTGTATAAAGATGTCTCTGGTAATGCAAGCATGACCAAGAAAGAGACCGCAGATATCACCAAGGTATTATCTGCCGCTGGTAAGAAATTCAATACTATCAAGCGTGGTACGTTTGACGGTATTACGAATCATCCCGATAGATTGTTGAGAGTGAAGACATTCATCAACTCTAAAGTAAGACAGGGTGAGCAAATCAAAAACCCTAATAGGTTTGTCACAGAACTCATGGACTATATTCATGACTACTACCAAAAAGAGATCGACAAGCTAAAGACTGCGAAGAGTAAAGCTGGTAGAGTAGAGAAGCGTAAAGACATTCTGTCGTACTTCGCTAACGTACCTAAGTCTCAGATTGTGGCATTGTTCGAACTCTATAATCTAATCGTTGAAGCCAAGCTTATGCTAATACGTAAACTAGATAAGACTAAGAGCATCGGTACGTTTCTAAAGACCGCAGATGGATTCAAAGTAACAGAGCAAGAAGGCTTTGTCGCTATTGATCGTATGGGTAAAAATGCAGTCAAACTAGTAGACAGACTACAGTTTAGTAATGCTAACTTTTCTCCAGAAATAATCAAAGGCTGGCAGAAGTAAGTCAGGTTGTCACAGATGCAATACCAGCATTACGGGTATTCGGAAATGTCATCGTAATTTAGAGTAAAAATCAACTTTTCTTGTATAAATATTTGCGTCAACAAGATTGACATAATACATTTATCACATACGAAAGGTTTCATAATGGCACACGTATTAGCCGCAGTACGATTTCTAGACTTCTCATTCTTATCAGCTTACATCTATAAAGTGGTGAGATACTTCGAAGACCGCAAGACTTATAAAGAAACATATAATCAACTGTCAAAACTTACAGACAAAGAACTAGCAGACATCGGTTTGCACAGAGGACTAATCCACTCAGTATCAATCGGCGCATATTCTCCAGATAGATCAGATAATCCAAATTTACGGGGGTGGGTCTAATGACAGCTTTAGTAGCAAACTATGTATTTTCACCGTTGTCGGGATTCTGGTCATCAGTAGATCGTTATTCGCAGATAGTGGGGTACTCACGGGCAGCGGCGGAACTCGCAAGGCAGGGTTACCACGAGGAATCGAAACAGTGTATGTTAGAGATTACGAAGTTACAAAATAGGTAACACTAAATACACTTGAGGACTTGAAAGGGGCTTCGGCTCCTTTTTATTTATTATAACAATTGATGAGGATAGAAAATGGCATACGGTGATCCTACAGTATATAAAAAACATCTAGGCGGACATAATTGGGTATCACATACCGATAAAGGTTCGCTAGAACTAATCAAACAAAAATTCAAAATAGGCACAATGCTAGATATAGGATGTGGTCCTGGTGGTAACATTAGGGTTGCAAAAGAAGTTGGTATTGATGCAGAAGGTATTGATGGTGATGTTCGGGTCATTCCAGAAAATCCAGATATCAATATTATTCCCTGTGACTTTGCAGAAACAACGTACACAGAGAAAGACTATGACCTAGCTTGGTCAACAGAATTTGTAGAGCATGTAGAAGAAAAGTATATCGATAACTACATGCAATCATTCGCTAAGTGTAAGTATGCATTCATTACATACGCACCTCCTGGTACTAACGGTACACATCACGTAAATCTAAAAGAAGAAGACTACTGGATCAAAGTATTCGGTAAGTATGGCTTTGAGTTTGACGAAGCTAGTACACATCAAATTCGTCAAGCATCTACCATGAAACGTGACTTTGTACGTAGCAGAGGATTGTTTTTCAGACGCACTGGTCAAATCAAACAAAGTAAAGTGTTACTAGTAGCAAGCGGATTATCATCTAAGCAGATCAACGATTATCCATACAAGCAAGAAGGTTGGACTGTCGTTGCTATCAACAATGGATATAGAGTTTGTGATTGGGACTACTGGGTCAGACCACCAGATTTTGAAGGTGAGCAAGCAGTAGCTAAAGAGCATCAAACAATTGTGAAAGCATATGGTCCTGCACTGAACAAGTATGGCGGTCAGAAAGCGTGTGGTTTCTCTATTACTCTGAATGCAGGATATTGGGCATTGTCAGAACTAGCACCCAGTGTTATTGCTTTCCTAGGCTGTGATATGAACTACACTCCTACTAATGACGGAGCTACTTCTATCTATGGTGTGGGTAATGATATCAAACAGAACGGTATACCAGATCCAGATAGAATGGCTAAGATGTATGGAGACGGTGATCCTAACTATCTCACTAATATCTATCGAAGACTTGAAGACGTTGCTCAAGAGCATAACTGTGAGGTCGTGAATCTATCAACTGATCCAGACACAAGACTACCTTACAAGAGAGTGAAGCCATCTAGATATTGAGGTGTAAAATGAAACCCGAGAAAGCGTATATTATTGTAATCAATGATCCTCGTTCAATTGAATATGCCGCACACGCAGTGAAGAGTTGTAACGACTTAGGTATTGAGTATCAAATTATACAAGGATTGCAAGACTTAGATTTAGTACAAGCATGGGCGCACGTAAAAGAAGGTATAATCATTCGTGCTGAAATGGATGATAAAGCCGCATGTGCCTCTGCAACACACGCCTTAGTGTGGCAAAGAATAGCAGAGAATAAAGAGTGTGCTATTATATTAGAACACGATGCAGTCATGTTACACAAACTAGAAATAGATATACCAGATAATGAAATAGTCTGTTTAGGCTATAAGTATCCAAACATCACTGCATATGATCACGAAAGAGCAGGACCATCTGTTCGACTTATACCAATTGGAATGCATGGAGGAGCCCATGCGTATGCTATCACATATGTAACCGCTCATATGCTACTCAAAGAGTTATATGAGAAAGGCGCAGAAGAAGCTGTTGACAATAGATATTTTATGAGAAACTATCCAGAGTTAGTATCAAAGGTACCTATTAGCATCTGTGATCCAATATCTGCTATGGGCTGGATAAGAGAATCGACAATATGGGATGGGGATGCCGATCTACAGAACTTTACATTTCTGAGATCATTTATCATCAACAGCGACTTTGAGGCGCTATTCGATGAAGATAACTAATCTATAAATACAACACATACTTGTAGTAAGTCTACGGAAAACCTACCAAGAGGATAAAATGGATAAAGAAGAAGATAAGGCTGTAGAGGCCGAAAACGAAAAATCAGTTGAAAAAGAGCAACCGAAGAAAAAGAAGCCCGAGCCAAAGAAGGCAAAGAAGGGTGAGGATGCTGATGAAGTTCTCGTCAAAAATACGATTAACCTCAAGCCCAAGCTAGAAGAAGCTCCTGGGAAAACAGCGGTGATTGGTTGGGGTCGTATGAATCCCATCACTGTTGGCCATGAAAAACTAGTCAACAAAATCAACTCAGTCGCACGTTCAGAAGGTGGAGATCCTATCCTATTTCTGACGCATTCGCAAGACGCAAAAAAGAATCCCCTTACTTACGATGACAAATACATGCTTGCAACGAAAGCGTTTGGCAAGATAGTTCGTAAGTCTAGATCAAAGACGATTATTCAAGCCGCACAAGAACTACAGAAAAAGTATAAGAACATTGTTCTTGTAGTTGGCTCAGATCGTGTAAAAACTTTTGATGATCTACTAAACAAATATAACGGAAAAGATTACAGCTTTGATAGTATCAAGGTTGTTTCTGCTGGTGACCGAGACCCAGATGCCGATGATGTGACAGGTATGTCAGCCTCTAAGATGAGGGCATTGGCAAAAGATGGTGACATGGAGTCATTTTCTAAAGGTCTACCTAAGAAACTGAAAGCAAACGCTAAAGACGTATACGACATGGTACGTGGTGGCATGAAGATTTCAGAAGAGTTAGAACTAGACGAAGCAATTCTATCATTCGCACAACGTAGACAACGTGCCATGACTATGCGTAAGTATAAGTCTAAGATTGCCGCTGCCCGTAAGAGAATGTCGAAGCGAGTTGCTACCAAAGATAGATTACAGAAGAAAGCACGTAAGAAAGCAATCGCAATCATTCGTGGTAAAGTTGCAGGAGATAAGGGTAAGCGTTATAGCGAACTCTCTACTGCCGAGAAGATGATGATCGATCAGAAAGTAGCAAAGCGTAAAGCAGTTATTGATCGTATCGCTAAGAAACTTCTACCTAAAGTTCGCCGTGCTGATATTGCTAGAGTACAAGGCAAAAAAGTAAGCGAAGAGTATAACTTAGATGAGCATTTCGATCTATTCATCGAAGAGCCGACTGTAGGTCAAGACCCAGATATCAAAGACAAGAAAGGCACACAGCCTGCTGTCTACTATAAAGGTCTATCTAAGTCAACAAAAGATAAGCGTGATGCCCACTTCAAGAAGGGTACAAAGATGGACGATGATAATCCAGCGGCATACAAACCAGCACCTGGTGACGCAACTGCTGAGACTAAGCCATCTAAGCACACAAAGAAATTCAAAGATATGTATGGGGAAGAACTCATACCATTATCTAAGTTTCACTCTGCACAGAAGAAAGACGGCAGTGTGAAGACTGATGGTCGATTCAAGATTTTCAGAAAGAAGAATGCTGAAGCTGGTGATACTCCAGATAAAGCAGAGATCAAGAATAAAGTTATTGATGAGAACAAAGCAGAAGAGCGTTTGAGATCACAGCATAAGTCTGAACGTGAGAACATGAAGCGTGAACACGATAAAGAACTAGACGCAGTAAAGTCACGTGGTTTACGTAGGCAGATTCGTGATCTACAGAAAGAAGAGTTTGATACTGATGAAGCATTACTAGCATTCATCGAAGAAGTGACAAGTGATATCGCTGATTCAGTAGAACTGAGTGAAGCAAAGGGCGATGCAGGTCTGAAAGCAAAAGCAGAGAAGTCTGGTATGCCACTCGGCATTTTACGTCAAGTTTACAACAGAGGCGTTGCCGCATGGAGAACTGGACATAGACCAGGCACTACTCCACAGCAATGGGGCTTTGCACGTGTAAATTCATTTGTTACTAAATCTTCTGGTACATGGGGTAAAGCAGACGCAGACCTAGCCGCTAAAGTACGTGGCAGTTCTAAGAAAGAAGAAGTAGAGTCCCCTATCGATAAGAAGAAAGATGGGTCACTGTCATATAAGAAGACAAAGATTATCACTGAAGATGATCCATGTTGGGATACACACGAAAAGCGTGGCATGAAAAAGAAAGGTGGCAAGCTAGTACCTAACTGTGTGCCTAAGAACGAAGCAGTATCTCCAGCACAGCAAGCCGCTATTGCGATTGCTAAGAAGAAGAAAGAAAAGTTAGACGAAGAGTTTGAAGATATGTTCGAAGGATACATGTCTAATAAAATCAAGTCTGTGTCAGTCAACAAAAAGATGTATGACCATGCATTGAATACACTGAAGAGTGTTATTGATCGCAAGAAGAAAGAGGCAAAAGCCAAGAAGACTGGCATGAGACATAGTTCTGAATACTATGCCGCACAGATTGCTAGAACGTATAAAGATGTAGACAGTAAAGTACTACACAAAATGCTAGGCGAAGAGTATGTCTTTGAAGAGGGTGGTGCTGGCGATAGAGGCACAGATAAACTAACTAAGCGTTACAAGAAAGATACTCCTGGTGAAAGCGTATCAGAGAGCGAAGGACCAGTGCCTAAGCCAATGTCTAAGATGACTGATAAGCAGAAAGAGGATCTGAGACACAAGCAGAACGTTGAGCGTGAGCGTAACATACGTAAGATGAAGATTGGTCAAAAGCAGACCGATGATGATCGTAAGCGTAGAGAAGCAGATCGTGAGAGAAGACTAAGACAGTATGCGGGCAAGCGTGAAGAACTTGAGTTAGATGATATGTTCGAATCTGTAATCAGTGAACGTGAAGGCTTCAAGCAATTCAACGAAGATGTATCACAGAAGCAAATCAGTGACCTCGAAAAGTTTGCTGATAGACTGCTAGACAAGTTTGGCGTAGACGTAGAATTTACACGTCACTTTGCTGATCGTATGAACGATGATAGAAACAACCCTAAGATTTCTATTCCTGAGTTACAGCGTTTCTTCAAGAAGGTTGCTAAGAACAAAGCGAAAGATATCAAACAACTAGGTGACTCTGAAGCAGTGCTAAAAGATATTCAAGCAGACTTGAACTTGCCTGTAGTCATCAACTACGACAAAGCAAAGAATGAATTTGAAGTAGTAAACAAAACGATCATGCGTAAGAAAGATTTCAAGACGCCTAATAAGATCGTAAAATACTAACCAGTGAGCAGATAAATATAGAATATAGGAGATAAAATTATGAGTTTTCCACTGACTAAAGAAATGCTAAGTGCAATGATCAACAACAATCCAAAAGCCGATGAGTGGTTTGAGGCACTTGAAGAGATCATGCCAAAATATGAAATCGATACTCCTGAGCGTATCGCTGGATTTATTGCACAGTGCGCCCACGAAAGCGCAGACTTCAAGAGACTTGAAGAGAACTTGAACTACAGCGAGAAAGCACTGAATGCAGTGTTTGGTCGTTACTTTGGTACAGGTAAAAAGAAGCGTGATGCATCTGAGTATGCTCGTAATCCAGAGATGATTGCGAACTACGTTTATCAAGATGAGTATCGTACTAAGCGTGGTGCAATGGGCAACGTAAATGACGGTGACGGATGGTTATTTCGTGGTCGTGGCTTGAAGCAACTTACTGGTCGTAATAACTACACAGCATTTGGTAAGACTGTAGACCTGACTGCCGAAGAAGCAGTAGAATACGTAGCAACAGAAAAGGGTGCTGTTGAGTCAGCATGTTGGTTCTGGGATACAGCGAAGTTGAACAAGATTGCTGATAAAGGCGATATTGTTGCAATGACTAAGAAGATCAATGGCGGTACTATTGGTCTAGAAGATAGAACATCACGCTATGAGAAAGCTATTGCTATCATGGGCGGTGAAGTAGAACTATCTGCACCTGCGCCTAAATCAGATGTAAACTTAGATGAAGTTTGCTCAATAGGTTCACGTGGAGAAACAGTAAAGGCAATTCAGCAACACCTAGGATTAGGTGACGATGGTATTTATGGCCCAGGTACAAAACGTGCAGTGAAGCAGTTTCAAGCTTCTAACGGTTTGTTAGCAGACGGCGTTGCTGGACCAACTACACTAAGAAAGATGTTTGGATAAGAGGCTAAGATGAAATCGTTTGTAGAACATATGTCTGAAAGTATTATGATGAAGAGTCAGAATACTATAGATAATCCCGAAGATCCAGAAGTAATGGTGCCGGGGTTTGGTTCTATGCTTCTATCTCAACTAAGAAATAGTGTTGCGAGACAGTTGACCGATGTAGGTAAACGTGCGAGTAGAAATGACTTTGATATCGCATACAGTCTACTCTTAGACAAGTCGGGAGCTGGTGCTGTAGTCGCAAAGCTACAAGCAATCAAAGACGCTGAAGAAGAGATGAAGAAGAGTCCTTACAAACGTAAGATAACAATGGCTAAGAAGAGATAGGTAACATGAAAAGTTTTGTAGAACATATTGCAGAAGCAAAAGACCCAGGCGAATACGATAACGAAGGTGGTATGGCTAAGACCCAACTACGTGGTGTTATTGCTGATGCAGATCATATGATCAAGATGTTTGGTGACGATGACAATCTGCCAGAGTGGGTACAGAACAAGATCACTAAGGCTGCCGACTATCTAAACTCTGCACATCGTTACATGATGAACAAAGACGGAGAAGAGTAATGGCTTGGATTGCAGTACCGAATAATCCTTCATGGGAATTTGATAACACAGCAACGATATCAGATACCTATCCACGCACACCTGGAAATGTCGCCGCTGGTGTTAGGACATATACTATGCCAGATGGCAGACTACGCACTACTTTTATCAAGTGCAGAAAGATCAATAATCCGACTGCGGTTGGCGAGTTAGACAAATCATATTACGAAGCGAGAACGCAATAATGAAAACTTTTAGAACACATAGAGCAACACATATAGATACATTCTGTGAAGAATGCAACATATATGATGACTTAGTTACAGAAGCATCTGAGTATCAGGGACGTAAAGTTTCGCTAAACGACCCATTCAGAATGCCATCAGGCTCTAAGAGTAAGTTCGGCGTATACGTAAAGAACGAGAAAGGCAATGTTGTCAAAGTAACATTTGGTGATCCTAACATGGAGATCAAGCGTGACGACCCTGCTAGAAGAAAAAGTTTTCGTGCAAGACATGGCTGTGATAATCCAGGTCCTAAGTGGAAAGCAAAATATTGGTCTTGCTATCAATGGCGGGCTGGTGCTAAAGTAGACAACTAATAAATAATAACAGATATTCGGGAGATAATCAATGAACTATAAGAAAGAGATAGCACCATTACCAGAAGGTTTCGCTGATGCTATTAGCAGGACAATCAACAAATTGCAACACATGCAAGAAGCACCTGCTTCTCGTAAGTCAGATCGTTCTGATGGTGATACTAAGCCACAAGATATTTCTGGCGAAGAAGAAAAGGTAAGCGCAGACAAGAAAGCTCCTGCACGTAAGGGCGACAAGTCTCAAGGCGAAGCTATGGCTTCTGTCAAAGAAGAGACTGAAGCGTTAGAAGAAGTGCGTAACATCAAGATCGCCAAAGACGGTAAAGATGAGAAGATGGTCAACAAGCAAGAGTTGAAGACATATCTTCAGATGGGCTGGAAAGAAGTCAAGGAAGAAGCTGAGTTAGACGAAGCTACTATTACTGTAAAGTCATTCACCGGTAAAGCACCAGCGGGTATCAAGATGAAAAAGATCGGTTCATCTTCGTTTGGTGGAGATGATGTTGAAATGACTGGTCCGGACGCTAAACTTATTGCTTACGCTAAGAAAAGTCTCGGATGTGATAAATCGTGTAAGACTATCGCAGACGTTGAAAAGAGTCTGAGTGAAGCATACGAAAGTACCTGTAGCACAGTATCATCTTCATACAAGCCTAAAGCTAAGAAAGAAGAAATCGATCCAGTAAATCCTAAAGCGGTCAAGAAGAAGTTCGATGATCGTAAAGACAAAGATATCGATAATGACGGTGACGAAGATGAGTCAGATGAATATCTGCACAAGCGCCGTAAAGCGATTTCTAAAGCGTTGTCAAAAGACGAATCTGTAAAAAAGCCTAATGCCTCTGTAGACGAATCTGCCGAACTAGAGGGGCTAAATGAAAGATTCTCACCAAGAGAAATCAAAATGGCAATCGGTATTGCATCAGACAAAAGATATGCTGGTGGCAATATGACTGGTGCAGTCAAAGCAATCGATAAGCTAAAGAAAGGTCTATCTGATCATCCACAAGTTTCTGCTGTTCTAAAGAGACAGAACGAAGAAACTGAATTAGACGAAGCACTGCAACATGTTCATACAATTAAAATTACTGCTGACGCTCCATCTGATGCAAAACCATCTGAAGTTGCTGATATTAAAAACGATTTTAAATTGCACGTTCAAGCAATCAGA